TACGAGATCTCCGGGAACAGCCAGCAGTACGCCTCCTACCTGGAGATCGGCCCGGCCAACCCGCACTACGACGCGCTGCCGCCGGAGATGCAGGACTTCCTGAACGACCAGGTGTGGGTGCGGTTCGCCGACCTCTTCGACTCCCCCGGGGGCGGTCCCAACGTCCAGGCCTACTTCCAGGCCCACTGGTCCCGGGGCCGCGCCGCGCAGATGATGGGCATCGCCCTGCACAAGATCAACGCGATGGCGCAGCCCTGGTCGAACTACACGCTCGACGGGGTAGACGGCCCTATGTACTCCATCCACTTCTGGGGCGGCCTCCTGGCCAGCTACACCTACGTGGAGTGCGTCAAGCAGCTCATCCGGGGCTACACCGAGCAGCCGCAGTTCTCCGGTCCGCCCGTCGCCCGGATGGACCGCCGTGACTACGCCGACCGCTGGCGGCAGGCCCTGGCGGACGAGCAGGCCGAGCTGAAGTCCCTGCTCGACGTATTCAAGATAAGACATGTTATGACAGGCAGCCCCAAGGTGCTAGTTTCCGGTGGATCGTACGGAAGATATGCTCCCACCAGGATCGCAGGCTCCGTCGCAGCGCGACCGAGGATGTGGGCGAGGTGGTATTTATGCCTATTTGTCCGATTCGGATCTGGAGCTAAAACGCTATAAGCTTTCTTGCTATGGCGACATGCGAGGAATGCAAGCGCGATGACGTGAAGATCGTCGGCCGGAAGCGGTGCTCCCGCTGCTACCAGCAGTGGCGCAAGGACAACGCGCCTGAGTGCGCCGAGGACGGCTGCACGAAGCCGCAGCAGGCGCAGAAGCGATGCCCCCAGCACTACCAGCAATGGCGTGCGGCGCAAGTTCCCGGCGGTTTTGAGCTGCCTGATGGGAACTGGAGACCCGTCGCCGGATACGAGGGCCTGTACGTCGTCTCCGACCGGGGCCAGGTGCACAGCCTGCCCAGGGCGACTACTAGAGGACAGCTAGTCCGCCAGCGGCACGATCCGAACGGCTACCTGATGGTCACCCTTTCTAGGAGCGGCGAGCACGAGTCGATCCGGGTGCACATACTGGTCCTGACGGCTTTCCGTGGGGTGTGCCCGCCCGGCAAGGAGGGCGCTCACGACGACGGGGACAAGGAAAACTGCACTCTGGGGAACCTGTTCTGGAAGACACGCTCCGAGAACATCCGCGACATTATCCGCCACGGCCGGCACAAGTACGGCAATGCGACTCACTGCAAGTGGGGGCATAGGTTCACTAAGAGCAACACCAGGTTCGCCAAGAACGGACAGCGGGTCTGCCGCACCTGCGACCGGACGCGCTGCTGCAAGGCGATTGACTGCAAGCTGAAGACCCACGACCACGAGGGGACCCCGTGGAAGGCACTGATCATCCTGTAGACGACGGCCACGCTCCGCAGTGGCCTGACGGGCAGCCGGTCACTCCCTGGGCCGACCCCTGGCACGACATCGCCGGGGACATCGCCGCCCTTCGCGCCCTGGAGTCGTTCACCGTCTCGCTGCCGACGACGCACAGCCACGAGCGCGAGCGCTGGCGCGAACCCGGCCAGCTCACCCGCGAGATGATCGCCCGGCTGCTGGCGGGCGAGTTCTGGTGAGCCGGCCGACTGCGACCTGCCAGTGCGACGTCATCCCGGAGCGGCCGTAACCGGGCCGGGATCTTCCTGTGCGGTCACGGGTGCTGGCGGACCGCCCGCCTGCTGTGGCGCGCCCGACTAGGCTTGCGTCATGCCACCTATCCGCGATGTCGTCGGCTACTGCCCTATGGGGTGCGGCCCTCACCTGCACGTGATGTCCGGCGGGATGATCATGTGCCTCGCCCCGGGGTGCCCTGACCCTGGCACCGTCACCGCGATCCTCTCCGACCCCGAGACCGAGCACGTCGCCGAGGTCACCGAGGACGGGTGGACGCTGAAGCACCCGCTGCGCGAGCGGGCCGGCGACGGCCTGTTCGCCTGCCGCGCGGGAGAGGTAATGCACCAGGCTGAGGAGGACGGCGCGCTCGTTCCCGGGCGCTGGCGCCTGCTCCCCGGCCGGGACGGGGCTACGGCGGCTTTCCAGGCCGTGCCCCCGGACGGGGACGCCGCTCCCTGAGGAATCTCCCCGTGAGGCGCTCTCCTGCGTTACCCTGGTGCTGGCGAGGGGTTCCCCGACCCTCCGTCCTAGGAGGGCCGCTCCCCCGCCCTGAGGCCCTCCGCCAGAGCCCGCCTGCTCACTACCAGGCGGGCTCTGCCTTTTCCCCCGGAAGACGTGAGACCCGGGAGGAACGATGGCGGAGGATGACAGCACAGGGGTCGGGATACCCGCGAATCCTTCCGGGTTCGAGCGGGCACTGGGCATGATCCCCAGGTTCCTGGCCAGCCACGTCCACGTGATCTGGCTGCTGGTCCTGGGGAGCTACCTGATCGTGCTGCCGCTGTGCGGGGTGAACGTCAGCGCCAAGTCAGAGCTAATCGGCGGCAACTACACCAACGTCACCAGCGACATCGGCGCGTGCATCGCGGCCGGGGGAACCGTGCACCTGGTGAAGCAGCAGCGCAGGCGCAGCAGGGTGACGGAGGCGACTCACAAGATCATGGCCGACCTTTACCAGACCCACACGGGACAGGCGCACCCGGCCGCGATCACGGAGATCACCGAGCACCGGGAGTAGCCCGTGGCGGGAATCCTCGCCGAGAACGGCACCGCGATCCTGGCGGAGAACGGCACCGCGATCCTCCAGGAGGGAAGCGGGTCACCCTCGGGCTCTGCGGCGCTCTCGGCCGGCACTGCCCTGACCGCTACCGGGGCGACGTCCAGCCTCGGATCGTCGATGCACGCCTCGGCGACGCTGACGGCGGCCGGCTTCTCCGGGCCTCCCGGAGCGCACCTGACGGCCGCCGCGACGCTGCACGCGCCCGCCCGGGTCATCGTCCTGGATACGGCGCACCTGTCGGCCAGCCCGTCGCTGACCGCCTCCGGGTTCGTCCCGATGCTCCTGGCGCGGCCGTCGCTGTCGGCCTCCGCCAAGGTGACCCAGGCCGGTGCCGCCGCACTGCACGCGCCCGGCTCGCTGGCCGCCGCCACCTCCCAGTCGGCCGCTCACCTGTCGGCCGCCCCGTCCCTGCTCGCCCCCGGGCGGATGGCTGCGGCGCGGCTGTTCGCGGGCACCGGGCTGAGCGCGTCCGGGCAGTATTTCATGCCGGGCCAGGCGGCCCTGTACGGCGGGGCGCAGCTCCACGCCAGCGCCCTGAACTCGACCGGGGCCGGGTTCGTCATCCTGCGGGCCTCCACGTCCCTGGCCGCCGTCGCGCTGAACAAGGCGGTGGACTCGGCCGGCCTGTCGGCCGCCGCCCACCTGTCCGCAGCCACCTCCCAGTCGGCCGCTCACCTGTCGGCCGCCCCGTCCCTGGCCGCCGCCGGGCAGCACTCCGCCGTCGCCGCTGCCCACCTGGCCGCGTCGGCGTCCTCCGCTGCCGCCGCGAAGGTCACGGAGCGGGCCTCTGCGGGCCTGCACGGCTCGGCCGCCCTGTCGGCCGGGGCGGTGCCCTCCAGGGTCGCCAGGGGCCGCCTGAGCGCCGCTGCGGCCCTTTCCGCCACCGGGGCGACCCACAGGGACGAGGCCGCCGCAGCGGTCCTCCAGGCCGCCACGGCGCTGCGCGCCGCCGGGCTGCGGACCACGTTCGGGACCGCCCGCCTGTCCTCGTCCCCGGGGCTGACCGCCCACGGGGCGCGCACGGCGGTCGCGAGGGCTCCGCTCGCCGCCCAGGGGCAGCTAGCCGCCCAGGGGCAGGACCTTCCCGGCGCCCGGCTGAGCGCCTCCGCCTCCCTGGCCGGGCCGGCGGTGCTCAGCCGCACCGGGAAGGCGCTGCTGTCCGGCGGGGCGAGGCTCACCGGGACGGCCCACGGCACCACCTTCCCGAAGGCCGCCTTCACCGCGCCCGGCGTCTTCACCCCGGTGCCCAACGGCATCATCCAGGGCGCGTCGTCGCTCGCGGTGTCCCCGTCGCTGGCCGCGTCGGCGCTGACCAGGCCGAAGCTGCCGTTCCCGCTGCGGCCGAAGGGGCAGCAGCCGACCTGGCAGCGGGACATCCAGCGGTTCGCGGTGGTGCAGGAGCGGCAGCGGCACGCCCAGGCGCTGTGGCAGTACGGGGAGCTGGTGGTGTTCGCGCTGATGTGGCGTCCCCAGGACATCGACCTGGGGCTCGCGCAGCGGTGCACCCGCTGCTACGTCCCGGCGCAGGTGATCACCGACCTGCCCCCGGAGACCCCGCCGCCGCTCGGCTGGGCGACCGCCTCCACCGAGGCGCAGATCTCCGCCGCCTACGGGCAGGGCAACCAGTTCCGCTGCACGCTGTGCTACGGGACCATGATCATCTCGAACCGGGATGTTCAGTACCCCGGCTTGCGGGCGCTGATCGTCCGTCCGGCGATCCTGACCGACACCGACCAGAACCAGCAGCGCAGCGCGAAGGGCGTGGTGAGCACCGGGCAGGTGGCGGTGCAGTCCACCCCGGACTTCCGGGTGCACACGCTCGACTACTTTTTCAGGGCCGACGGCCGCCGCTACCAGCTCGCGGTCCCGGCGCGGACGACGCTGCGGACCGGGTTCGGCTCCCCGTGGCAGGCGTCGGCGGGCGTGAGCTACAACCTGTCCAGCGCGGTGCTGGAGGACCCGAGGGCGTCGGTGGCGTACGTGATCCCGCCAGCCGCCGCGCAGGTGGAGCAGGTGCTGGGCACCTACACCCGGGTTCCGGCTGACTACGCCTGGTTCGAGCAGGTGAACGGGCCGCTGATTCCCGGGGAGGAGCCGTCCCCTGCTGCTTACGGGCGCCAGCAGCCGGACGCGGTGCTGCTGGGATCGTGAAGAAGGCCAGGCCCGTGCGGGCCTGGCCTTCGGAGCAGGAGAGCGGCTAGCGGTCGAACTCTCCGTTGCGGACTCCGCCGAGGAAGGCGTCCCATTCGGCGGCGGTGAAGCGGAGGACCGGGCTGCCCTGGTCCTTGCTGTGGCGGACGTCGGTGCCGTCTGCCATGTGACGGACCTCGACGCAGTTGCCCTGGGCACTGAGGCTGCTCTTGAACCACACACCTGTGGCGTTCTGTTCCATAGTGTTCAGCTTACCGGCACGATATCCGGTTCTGCCTTTCAACGGTCGAAATCGCCGTTGCGGATGCCGCCGATGAAAGCGCTCCACTCCTCGGCGGTGAAGGTGAGCACGACATTGCGCCTGCGGCTGTTGCGGACCTGGGCTCCGCCGTCGGTGAGGAACTGCGCCTCAACGCAGTTGCCGTTCGCGAAGGAAAGCGACGACTTGAACCATCCGTCACGCGGTGTAGCGTTCTGATCCATATGTGTTACCATACCCTTCGTGTCTCCGGTTCAGCGGCCCGGACTGGGGACGCGCTGGCAGGGGGAGGCCCCGCTCATTGAGGGACGGACGGGGCATCCTCCTGCGACCACACCCGGATCGCCTCGCGGATCTCCCCGTCGTCGGGGTCCCCGAGGGCCTCGGCGAGGTCGGCGGCCGACGGCGGGTTGTCCATCCCGGTGCCCATGCGGACGCTCAGGTCCGCCAGGCGCTCGCGGGTGATCTCCTTCTCGTTGAGTTCGCCGACGACGCGCTCCTTGGCCAGCCACAGGGCGCTGGTGAGCACCTTGCGCGCTTCATCTCTCTGCATTTTTCGCTGCATGTTCCAATCATAAAGCGGCACTGTGATCCTGTCTGGTACCGTATGTCCCGAGCGAAAGCTGAGGTTCAGACTGAGGCTGACACGCCCGCATCAGTGAGAGGTGCCTGGTTCAAGTCCAGGGGGCGGCACAACGGGCCGCCCTAGCTCAGTGCAGAGCACTCGCAAGGGCATCAGGATCAAGCTGCGACGCTCAAAGCTCAAGCTCGCGCCAGCGCTCGCGGATCGACCTGGCACCTGACCCACGCGGGGAAATGCAGGTTCGATTCCTGCCGGGAGCGCCCCGTGCTCCCGTGGCCTAACGGACAAGGCACCTCTTGTGAAAGCTGACGGGTGCCCAACCGCCGCCGCGTTCCGTACCTGGCGTCGGAGACTCATCTCATACATGAGCGACTCTGTAAAAGTCACAGGCCCGGCGTACATGGCAAAGGTGCGCCGGGCCGCCTTTACCCCGGAGGAAAGATGCCGCAGACCCTCGGCCAGGTCATCGCCCTGGAGTCGGCCGCCCGCGCCGACGCCAACAAGCGACTCGGAGCGATCCACAAGAGCGCCCAGAAGGCCCCGCTCTTCAACGGCTTCGACAAGACGTACGCGCCGTTCTCCGAGACCGACGAGGAGGCGCGGACCGGGATCAGGCGGCTCCCGGCGGAGGGCAGCAACATCCAGCTCCGCGCCGAGGACCTCCTCGTCACCTTCCTGCGCGAGATGGGCACCGCCGTCAACCTGGCGCACCTCAAGGACACCGCGAACTGCGAGGCGAAGGCCGACGTCACCGTGGACGGCCAGCTCCTCCTGCCCCAGGTCCCGGCGACCCACCTGCTGCACATGGAGAAGGCGCTCGCCGACCTCGGCACGTTCATCGCGGCGCTCCCGGTGGAGGACCCGACCGAGGAGTGGCTCCCGCACACCGACGGGCTGCGGAAGACCGCCGAGACCTTCACCGTGCGCAACAGCGTCAAGAAGGTCCCCCTGGTGCTGCACGCCCCCACCGACAAGCACCCCGCCCAGGTGGCGGTGATCGAGGACACGGTGCCGGAAGGGCGCTGGACGACGGTCAAGTACACCGCCGCCCTCACCCCGGGCCGCAAGCGCGAACTGGAGCGCCGCGTCTCTGCGCTCCGCGACGCCTTCAAGGTCGCCCGCGAGGCGGCCAACCGGATGGAGGTCCCAAACGGCCGTCTCGACGAGGGCGCGCTGCTGATGGACTATCTTCTGGGATAGGAACCCGCATTCCGCGAGGACCCCGGCGGCCAGGCCCCGCCGGGGTTTCTTGCGTCCGGGGCCGGACAAGGGCGCGCGGTGCGACGTCACAGGTAAGTGTGAGCGACGATCCGTTCCCGGGGCGCGACGAGGTGGACTGGTCGGTCCTGAAGGACCTGGCCGACCGGGACCACCCGCTGGTGAACAACTCCTGGCAGCCGCCCGACCCGGACACCCACTACTCCGCCGAGATGTTCTACGAGGCGAAGAACGTCCACCACCTGCTCGACATGGCCGGGGTGCCGCACGGCTACAGCATGGACACCAGGAGCATCGACTGCCGGGTGCTGCTGCTGGTCATGGCGTTCAACCGGCTGCGCGGGGCTACGGGGTAGGCTCCTCGCAGATCGTGCAGCCGAGCGAGTGCTCGCAGGCACCCGGGGCGGCGTGGATGTGCCGGACCGAGTAGGCGCTCTCGTCGTAGTTGGCGATCACGCAGACCAGGCCCTCCATCGCGAGGGCGGCGACCGCCGTGCGCACGGTGATCCGGGGGATGCCGGCCCTGGCGGCGAGCTGCTTGACGGTCACCGTGCAGGGTCCCTCCGCGCGCAGGGCCGCGAGGACCGTGGCGTCGCTGTCTGGTCCGATCATCTTCCCTCCTCTGCTGCTTCCGGGCACTCGTGCTCGCCGATTCCCGACAGGGCCACCAGGCCGCCGCACGCCTCGTGCTGGAGCAGGGGACCCCGCACCGAGTGCGGCCCGCTGGCGAACCGGAGCGTCACGGTCACGGTTCCTGCGGGCCGGTACCCGGCCGGGGTCTCGTCTGGCACACGTGGAAGCTACCGCATCACCAGGAGGCGGGTACCCGGAAAGAGGTTACGGTTGACCGACGTGCTCTGGAAGAAGATCGTGCAGCCCGGCTTGCGGGCCGGCTGGACGGTCACCTCGTAGTCGGGGAGGCCGAGCACCTGCCGGGCGGCGTCGCCCGTGTAGAAGCACCTTCCCTGCTCGACGATGACCTCCTTGTAGGACTGGACCTTCACCTTCTCGGTGAGCTGGTAGAAGGCGTTCCCGTCCTTCGCCACGTAGGTCATCCCCGCCGCTTCGACGAACTCGCGGATCGGGGTCTTCTCCGTGACGTGCAGGACCACGTAGGTGTCCGGCGCGAGGGGCTCCAGGGCGGAGGTGACCTCGGCGGCGGTGAAGTCGCGGACCTTGAACAGCCCCCCGGCGTGCCCGGACTTGGCGTTGAAGCCCCGGATGCCCTGCTGGCGGCCCTCCATGAAGACGTCGGAGGCGTCCCGCAGGACCTCGCCCATGCGCTCCACGCCCTGGGCGGAGGTCGTGTCCCAGACCGAGATGTTCTCGGCCGGGAAGCCGTGGCCCTTGGCCTCGAACACGCCGTGCTGGTCGGGCACGAAGCAGGCGAACGTCTGGTTCACCGGAGCCCCGGTGATGGCGCGGCGCAGGTCCGGCGCCCGGTGCCGAAGGCTGTCGTTCTCCAGTCCGTCGGTGATATCGACGACCATGACGGCGTGGTCGCCGTACTTCTGGGAGACCTCGCTGTTGACGTCCTCGATCGCCAGCATGGTGGCGTCGATCAGGGCGGTCCTGCCGTAATACTGCGGGGCGTAGAACCGGGCGATGGACGGCATGCGCAGCACGTCCTTGTCCCAGATGACGCACTGCTCGGAGCCGGCCTCGGCGAAGAGGTAGGCGGAGATCCTCGTCTCCTGGTCCATCTCCTTGGACCGGACGGCGAGGTGGGCGACGAAGTTGTCGAAGACCCTGATGAACGCGGCCTTGTGCTTCCCCATCGAGGGCGACATGTCCCCGACGATGAAGATGTGGTTGATGTAGTTGGCCGAGTGGCCGGCCTGCTGGGGAACTCGCATAGTTAAACCATAGCGCCAGGGTCTGACATTCTAGGTTGTCAGGAAAACCTGTAACCTACAGGTCGGACGGGTTTGGGCGGTCACCGCCGTGCCGCCCTCGCCAGCTCCTCCGGGGTGTACTCGCCGCACATGGCGAGGATATCGTTCGCCAGGTCCCACAGCGCGTGAATCGTGCCGAGGGTAAGGGGAGCGCGGTAGACGTCGGCGAGCTGGCAGACGTCAACGGCCGCCGGCAGTCCGGGGTAGCAGCCGAGGTAGTTGCCTGCCTCGGCGACGGCGCGCTTCAGGTCCGGTTTAGTATCCACGTCACCCAGGTTATCAAGAAAAGCTGTAGTAGCGAATGGATCACCCGGAGCTGGTGCCCGGTGCTTCCCTGGCGGCCGTTATCACTCATCGGTGATCAGCCGGCCCAGCTTTTCCATGGCGCGCCGGGTGCCCGCCCGGACCTTGGCCTCGTCGACCGGCAGGGCCACCCGCTGCATGGCCCAGCGGCCCTGCGCCTGGAGGTAGACAAAGCACTCAAGGGCGGCGCCGTCCTTGCTGAACAGGCAGGTGTAGCCGATGTCCTCGCCGTCGGCCCACTTGTCCACCTCGGTGGCCGCCCACTCGCCGCCCCTGGCCTGCACGTCGTACGTCATCGCCGCTCCCTTACGTGATAAGTCCGCACCCGGTGCCACCAGTGCCCCGAGGCGGTCATCGTCAGAAGGTAGTTCCCGGCGCTCGTGTCGACGGGCATCTCGTCGCCGTCCTTCATGCTGTCCACCACGTAGCTGATCGCCCAGGCGGCCGACATCCCCCAGGTGAAGGTGGTCGGCCCGATGCTGCCGAGCAGCCAGGCGATCACCTCTTCCCGGGTCATGTACGGGGCCGGGTCCCGCTCGAAGAAGGTAACGCGGGTCCGCACGGCCCTCACCCGTTCTGCGCGAGGACGGTGCAGTCCCGGTGCGTGACGATGACGGCCTGGTCGATAGTCTCGCCGCCGATGACGTCGCACGCGTCGTGCCGCACCAGCTTCCACTGGCCGGACTCGTAGTGGGCTGGCACCAGGATGTCGATCTCCGGGCTGTCCGGCAGCTCGAACTCCTGGATCTCGCCGAACACGTCCTGGCCGCACGCCAGCTCCAGGGCCACGCCCCCGGCGGCCCAGCGAGTGATCAGGGCGGCCAGCTCCTCTGCTTCCCCGGGTGTCATGACGAGACCTCTTCTCTGATGCCGTCCAGTACCCGGTGCAGCAGCGGGAAATCCGCCGCGCTGCCCAGGCCGTGACCGTCCCCGTCCGCTTCAACCGCTTTCAGGATTTCCCGGCCGAGAGAGTGCTGCCACCCGGTGTCGTCAGGCGACTGGAACGCCAGCAGCGCCCGCAGCAGGTCACGCAGCGCGCCCAGGTTGCCGCAGCACGGCGGGACCTCCGACTCCTGGCCCTCGCTGGCCAGGTGCAGCCACTCGTCGGCGGTCAGCCCGTACAGCCAGCGGCGCGGCTCGGTTGTCTCGGGCACGGTCAGCAGCTCCCGAACCAGGTGGAGTAGAAGCCCATGCCGTCGCTGTCCGGGTAGAAGTGCAGCCCTTCCAGCCGGGCCAGGTCGGCCGGGGAGACGAGCCCGGGGTCTACGCAGACCTGGAGCAGGTCGTGCGTGCAGTTGGTGGGCTGCTCCGGGTTGGCGTACTTGCGCATGATGGTCAGCGCCTCGATCAGTTCGTTCATCAGCCCTGGTCCGCTTCCGCCAGCGGGACCAGCCGCCAGGACCGGACCGTGGTCTTCAGGCTGTCATCGGCCGTGACCTCCTGGACCGTCACGGTCAGGGTGCTTCCGTCGGCCTGGTAGTGGTAGTAGCCGCCGCGCTCGCCGACGTCCTCGCTGAAGTCGCTGCTGCTGTCCTCCGCCACGAGGCGGAGAACCTCTTCATCTGTCATGACAGCAGCTTATCAAGAAAAGCTGTAATGCAAAAGCCCCCGGCCGGAGCCGGGGGCCAGAGCAGGAGAAGCAGGTCAGGACTTGGTGATGCTGGCCAGGGTCCAGCTCTCGCTGGTGGCCATGAAGTCAAGCTGACGCCTCAGATCGCCCTCATTCGCCCGCAGGCCGAGGAACTTCAGGTCTTCGCGGCCGAGCAGGGCGAGCCTCCGGCCTCCCTCGCGCCAGGCCGCCCACCGGGGAGGGTCTTCAGGGCCGGCGACGCCCTTGGTCTCCACCCAGGCGTCCATGTCCGGGAGGTAGAAGTCCGGGCAGTACCAGCCGTTGTCTCCGACGGCCACGGCCAGCGTGCGGTCGGCCCGCTCTACCGGGATCTTCCACAGCCGCATCAGGCCGTAGAAGAACGCCTCGTACGGGGAGTCGAGCACTACGGCGTCCTCGACGACGATGTGCTGCTTGGTCCGGTTGTGCTTGGCTGAGCACTCGTTCGAGCAGTACTTCTGGTGGTTGCTGTACTTCTTAAGGCGAGTGACTTCCTTGCCACAATTTAGGCAGTCGAAGGTGATGTAGTTCGCTGGGTCCTTCGCCCGGAACGATCCGTATTCGACGCGGTGCTCCCACGAGCAGTACTTCTGGCCCTTGACGCCGGTCTTCTTGCCGCACGGGCATCGGTCGGCTGGCTTGTCTTCGTCCGGGTAGGCCAGCAGACCCTCCCGGTCTAGGGCGACCCTTAGCCTGTACCAGTCCAGGTGGATGCCCTTGACGATGGCGTCGAGCGTTGCTCCGTCGCGGTACATCTGGCAGGCGAGCTGCTGCTTCCTGCTGTTGTTGTCGTATCGATTACCCTGCATGACGAGAGCCCCTTCAGTGATCGGTTGGCACCAACCACTGTAGGGGCTCTCTTAGCTTTTTTCACTAACCCATCTGGTTAGCTATAAGCTTTTCGTGATGCTGGCGAGGCCGCGCGGATTGAGGATCGACATCGCGATCATCTCATCGAAGACCCAGCCCTTCCAGAACGCCTCGACGTTGTGGTTTTCCTCGACGTCGAGACTGTAAAGAACCGGAAAAACTCCGAGGAAATTCGGTTCGGGCGCGAGGAAGATCTTGGCCTGCGGGACGATGATGCTTCGCTGGATCTGGAACTCGCCGAAGCTCGTGATGGTCTCGCCCGCGACGACCCGGTCCTTGAACGCCCAGCCGGTCTGGTTGATGTCCCACCGGAACATGTCCCGGTAGTCGAACGGGTTGATCAGGATGCGGGCCGACGGCAGCTCGTGCAGGTCGGTCATCGCGACCGCGCTGTAGAGCGAGCCCGGGGTCAGGTAGCCCGACGCCTCGGTGATGTTGTGGTTCGGGGTGACCACGTGGTCGGGGCGCGTCGCGTAGTCGGTGATCGCCGCCTGGAGCAGCACCAGGAGCCGGGCGTCCTCCTGCTTGAGGATCGCCTGCTTGGTCTCGTCCTGAGCCTGCTCGACCGCGTTGATCCGGAGGTAGAACAGGTCTTCCTTGCGGAGGGCGGGCCGGGAGGCGATCCGGAAGAACCGCACGGGGATGCGCTTGCCCTCGAACGGGGTCACCCGGACCTCGCCCTCGGTGCCGGACAAGATGTAAGCCTGGCCGAGGTCGTCCCAGACGTCGTACTCGACGGGGGTGCCCGGGGTGACCGGGTCCTCGACGAGCACGTTCCGGACGATGCCCTGGTACCGGAGCTTGAGCTGGATGGGGCCGACCATCCCCACGCCCAGGCGGCGGAAGCCGTGCATCTCGTCGCTGAGGATGAGCGCCATCTTCCGGACCTTGGCCTCCCGGGTAAGGGAGACGCCGTTGTTCCGGCTGCGCCGAGCCTCGATCTGCGCTACGTAGTCGTCGGACTTCCTGCTTGCCACGCGGGGGCGCAGGCCGCCGCCGGGAGCCAGCGCCAGTTGCCCGCCGGCCGAAGTGGTCGCCAGCTCGCTCATGGGTTTCCTTTCCTGCTTTCCCGCGTGTTCCTGGTGCTTCCGGGCTTAACTCGGGGTGACGTCGGTAGTCTGTTCGCCCGTGACGCACGTGATCTTCACGCCATGGGTGGTTGCTAGGCCGGGACCCCAATTGACTCCCTCGGCCCAGGTCTTGACGGCGCTAAGCAGGGACGGAACCACGTCCGCGTAGTCGCTGATGGTTGCGCCGAGAAGCGCGTTGGTGCCTTCCCCGGCGGCAGGATCGTAAGTAGTCAGCGCCGGCGACCCAGAGGAGGAAAACCCGTCCTGAGAGCCGGGAACGGCAGCTAGCCAGAAGCCGACGTCGGCACCGCCCAGGTTGATGGAAACCAGGTATGCGGGGTACCCGACTGGCTCGCCGCCGTTGAAGAGGGCCATGTTCAGTGCCCTTCTTAGTCCCGGCCTGCGTTGCTGTTGGCCGTGAGCTGGGCTGCCGCGTACGGGGTAAGGCCGCCGATGGTGATCTTGGTAGAGCTGTTGACCTTCAGCAGTCTTGCCACTGGGGCGGTTGCTGTGGCTGATCCCGCGCCCGTCACCGGGATGAGCATCCCCTGGTTGGACCCGGCAGTGGAAACGGCGACCAGCGCCGCGCCGGAGCCGTCGGACGGGTCCGTCCACGTCTGGGTGGCGTCGAAGGCGGGAGCCAGGATCTCGAACTCCGCGTCGGGGCCGAGGACCCACACCGCGAAGGCGTTGATGCCCGCGTAGAGCAGCTCGTCGATCCCGTCGCCTCCGACGTACAAGGCCCCGAGCCCGTAGACGGGGACGGAGTTCTGCGTCAGGGTGCCAGTGCCCGCGTTCCCCGTGTAGGCGGTGCCGGTCATCGTCTTGGAGCCCATCTGGGTGCTGTTCGCGCCCGCCAGGGTCACCAGGTCGCCGCCCGTGCGGACGAAGCCCATACCCGGCCAGATCGGCACCGCGCGGGTCCAGGCGGGGTCGAGGAAGCACGACTTCGGGGTCGCCTGCGTCCACGAGTAAAGGGGCCTGATCGTGCGCTTAACATAATCGTTGCTGAGATAAGTACGGATCATGGCCGTTAATCCCCTCCATCTGTGCTGGTCAAAGCTCCGACCATGGATAGAGCGGCCGGATGATCCGCTTTAGAACCGTTCCCTGTAAAACGAACAATTCGTCCGCTTGATGTGTTTAGAACGCATCTGCTAGTGTCATTCTCATGACCGAGCAGAAGACCTGTGGATGCGAGCCGGGATGTCTCGTCCCTTACGGGGAGTGCCACTGCGGGTGCGGGGAGAAGACCAGCATCGTCACTCACACGGCTCGTGCCCGAGGGCAGATCGCCGGACAGCCCATGAAGTTCATCCGGGGCCATGCACGCGGCACCCACCACGGGCTCAGCGAAATCGACGAGGAGAACCGAACCGCCGTTTGCTCCCGGTGCGGCGAGGTTGTCGTCAAGCGAGACGGAGACAAGTGGAAGTGCACCGCCAAGCCCCAGGCCCGGCACCGCCTCACCCAGGTTGATTCCGAGGCCCGTACCGCCTGGTGCGGAGCCTGCAAGCAGACCGTCGATATCGTCCGGCACAAGCGAGAGGGAGAGCGGCAGGGAAAGAACTGGCTGTGCGGACCCGAGAGCCGCCGCCGCGCCCAGGCCTACAAGGACGCCAACCGAGAGAAGATCCGCTCGGACCACCGCGCCTGGCGCGAGAGCAATGCCGAGCACGTCCGGAACGAGCACCTGCTCCGGAGCTACGGCATTACCCTGACCCGGTACAACGACATGCTCGCCGCCCAGGGGGGCGGCTGCTATATCTGCCAGGCTCCCCCGCCCGGTGCCGCCGCCCGCAAGAAGTTCCTGCACGTCGATCACGACCACGCTTGCTGCCCTGGCCCCAAGAGCTGCGGGAAGTGCGTCCGCTTCCTGCTCTGCGACAAGTGCAACGTCGGACTCGGGTCGTTCTCCGACGACCCGCTCCGCATGGCTAAGGCCATCATCGCCCTGAAGCCGGACTCCGCCACCATCAACGAGATCATCAAGAGGCTGGAGTGGTTCCGGGACGTGCGCGATTACGCCCTGGCGGCTAAGTAGCCCGGTCGTCATCGTGCACCTCCTCGGGTTCATCAGGTCTCTGCTATTCCTTCTGGGGCTGCGGGCGCAAAAGGCGTCGTCATGTCAGCGATGTGGTGTCGGAGGAGAAAAGCGCGCTCAGGGCCGAGTGGGGTACCAGCCCGTACTCGGCGTCCGACAGCACCACGACGTCGCCCGCGTCGTAGCGCAGGCCGTTGGGCAGGACCACGTTGCTCAGCCCCGCCGCGATGGTCACCTGATGGCTCACCGTTCCCCCCAGGTAGCCGCTGCTGGTCGCCCCCGACACCGCTGCCAGCACGTCTTTCGCCTCGGCCGTCAGCAGCCCGAACTCCGCGTCGGTGAGCGTGAAGGCGCTCTCCGCCGCGTACCGGATGCCGTTCGGCATCACGATCGAGTCGGTGCCGGAGCTGACGGTCAGGGCGTAGGTCATCAGTCGAAGATGTCCGAGGCGTCCAGGTCGTCGGCTGCGGCCGGCGCGTACTGGGAGGAGGCCCCCACCGAGGCGAGCGACGGCACCGCGCGGGCCGCCGTGCGCTGCTGCGGGCGCTGCGGCTGGGCGGCGCGCATCATCCCGGCGCGGCCGACCTGCTCCAGGGTGGCGATCTCGTGCTCGATCATCGGCGTGGAGAAGGAAGCGTCCCGCTCGATGCGCTCGGCGACCGACAGCTCCTCGCCCTGGGCGAGCCCGGCCTGCACCCGCATCTTCGCCAGCCGGATCGCGGCGAAGGTGCGCCGCGACGCGGCCCCCTCGTCGGGGGCAGCCAGGTAGCTGCCGCCGTGAAGCGCGGCCGAGCGCGTCCCCTGGCCGGTCCGGGCGGACATGACGCTGCCGCCGGCCCCGCCCTGCTGCTGGTCGGGCATCCGGGCGTCGAGCACCCACGGGAACGCCGAGCCGTTGTCGCCCTGGCCGCCGATCCCCGGGCCGTGCGCCTTGAGCGGGTCGGGGTCGATCCGGACGTCGGTCTCGATGCGCCGCTGCTCCAGCGGGACGCCGCCGTCCTGGCTGGGGTTGGTGCCCTGCACCGGGGCGGTCACGTCGATCAGGTTGGTCGCCGGGGGCGTCTGCACCTCCACGCCCGGGGTGATCGGGGTGGTGGTCTGCATCGCCGGCACCCGCGAGTTCGCGCCCGGGGTCGTCCCGGGGCGTCCCGCGTTGTCCATGGACTCCGGCTGGAGCGCCTGCTCGGTCGTCTCCGTCGGCGGGGCCTGCGGGGGGTCGGGCACCGGGCTGGCGGGGTTGAGGATGTCCGCGTGGCGGCGCAGCACCTGGCGGCCGACCTCGGCCAGCTCCCGGTCGATCCCCGCAGCGGAAGCGAGGAACCGGAGCTGCGCCGACAGGACATCGTTCTGCGCGCTCAGCTCGGCGATGCGGCGCGCCTGGGCCTGAGCGAGCGCACTTGCCGTCTTGCGGTCTGGCATTTCCTGGTCCTCGTCTTCCTCGTCCTCTTCGTCCTCGGGTTCCTCGCCCTCGGCAGACGGGTCTTCTGCTCCTTCCGGGGGTGCCGCGCCGTCCTCGTCCTCTCCGGCCTCCAGGCCGGCGGGGTCCTCGTCGATCGGGTGGAGCGCGGCCATGCCGCAGGCGGGGCACGGGACGCCAGGCTGGGCCGCCCCGTCGGTCTCGAAGGTGGTCCCGCAGGCGGGGCAGATCAGGTCCTCCGGCCCGGCGTCGTCGTCGAGGGGAGGCTCTCCCTCCTCGTCGTCGGGCGGGACCTCGCCGTCTTCCTCCTGCTCCTCCTCGGCCAGCTCCTCGTCGTCCTGCGGCGGCTGCCCGTCGAACCCCTCCGGGCCGCCCTCGCCGCCCTGCACGGTCGGTACGCCGTCGGGCGCGATCTGGTCGGGGTGCACGAGCTGGTCGTCGGCGTCCTCGCCCGACCCGATCTGGGCGGCGGGGAGCGCGCCGTCCGGCTGCCCCTGGTCCGCGCCGTCCGGCGGGATCTCGACGTCGCCCGTGTCGTCGAGCTGCTCGCGGACCTCCTGCGCCTTGCTGGTGTCGGGGTCCCGGAAGACGCTCGGGGGGACCACGAAGCCGCAGACTGGGCAGCGGGACCCGGACCACACGTTGTGCTCCCCGCAGACCGGGCACTCGTCCATCCGCAGGGTGTCCACCTGCGGCGGCATCCGGGTCTCGCCGTAGGCGAGCTTCGAGGACATCGAGCTGCGCACCCGGTCGTCGTACCTGTTCCAGTCGCGGGAGCGGCCCCCGGTGCCCTGCACGGTGTCCCGCGCCTGGGCGGGGCTCATGTAGCCGGGCAGCGCGGTGTCGTCGCCGTGGCCCTGGACCTTGCCGGCGCAGTCCTGGCACATCATCGGCACGCTCCGGCTGACCGCCTTGCCCCCGGGGTTGCCCGGGTGGGCGAGCGGCTGGCCGCACAGCGCGCAGTGGGTCCCGCCGATGGGCCACGGCTCGCGGGGCGGCGGCGCTGGCTCGTCCTTCGCGCCGTGGTAGTGCATGTTCTCCTCCGGGATGCCGCCGGGGTGGTGCTGGTGGTGGTGCTCCACCCACCGCCTGCGGCTGTTGTCGCCCATCTGGACGCGGCCCTTGCCGCCCGCGCCCTTAGCGCCCGAGGAGTCCTCCTCGGCGTTCTTGCGGACCTGGCGCAGCCAGGTGGCCGCCTGCACCTGGTGGGGGCTGATCTCCCGCCCGTTCTTGGCGGACAGGTAGCGGGCCGCCACCCGGTAGGCGCGGGAGACGTGCTCGTAGTGCTGCGGCTGGCTGATCGGCATCTTGTCGGTGTCGGAGTCGGTGAGCCGCTTGCCGGTGGCGACGGACATGGCGTGCCGGTCGATGACGACGCGCCGGCTGCCGGTGCGCTTGTCCTCCTCGCTGTCGCCGCCGTGCTCGATCAGGTGCGCGAACGCGGCGGTCTTAGGCGCGGTGAGGACCTTGGAGTGGTGCTCGCCGCCCAGGATGCGGATCGCCTTGCGCTGGTGGTCGCCGAGCGCGCCCGTGCCGGGGCCGGGCGGGTCCCCCTGGGCCGCGCGGCTGGCGTTGAACATGTTGACCGGCCACAGGGTGCGCGGGCTGTAGGCGGACAGCAGGCCCGCGCCGAGGGCCGCGTCGCCCTTGCCGATCAGCTTGGCGACGTGGTGGGCGTCGGAGTACCAGCGGTCGCCCAGCGCCCGCTCGTCGTCGGTGGAGTCCTCGTAGGCGTGCACGATGTGCCGGGCGGACACCGGGTGGTTCATGAACCACGGGTGCTCCCGCGACGGCTTGCGCGCCGCGCCGGTCGCCCGGATCTCCTCGATCTCCGAGTCCGGGATGTCGTCGGCCGTGGGGTAGGAGTCGCTTCTCGACCTATGAGTGCTGTTGTGCACGTAAAACCCGTTCCGGTCCTTCTTGAGGCCCACGCCGTCGAAGCGCGGGTCCCGGCCGTGGCCCCTCACCGGCTTGCCCTGCGGCCTCCTGCGCCGGGCGGCGAGGAACGGGTCCGGCGGCATCCGGTCCTCGTCCCCCCGGGGGCGCTGCGGCAGCGGGTGCCCGCTGAGCTGCTCGAACTGGGAGTGCAGGCGGTCGCGCACCACCTGGCGCGCCTGGTCCCGGGCCGCCTTCTGGGCGGTGATCGAGTCGTAGACCGCCCGCGTGTCCCCGGGGACGGCCAGGTGGTCGCGCTTCATCCCGTCGGCGTGGTGGAAGCCGCCGCCGGGCCTGTCGAGGGCGTTCAGGTTGATGCTCACCGGCTCGCCGCACGCCAGGCAGCGCCCGGCGCTGAACGTCGGGTCCTCCGCCACGCGCCGCCTGTCCGACGGGTCTGAGGGGACGGCCTCGTGGCCCATGTCGGCGTTGTGTCGGTGCGTCCACGGGTAGCGGCCCGTGCGCTCGCGCCCGGCGGAGTAGCTGACCGGCTTCCCGCACTCGGTGCACGGGTTGGCGACGTGATCGCGGAAGTCGGGCTCGGCCGCTGCGGTCCTCGCGGCGGCCTTCGCCATGCCCCGGGCGTCCGGCTCGCCAAGCAGGTACGCGGTCGGGTCGGCCGGGTCCTCCACCAGGAGGCTGTTCTCGAAGAAGCTCAGGCCCGCGCAGATCTCGTGGATCAGCTTCTCTTCGACCTTGCCCGTGCGCTGGTTGCGCTGGCGGATCTTCTTGCCCTTCATGGCGGGCAGGTGCTTGCAGTACTCGGCCGGGCTGGTGGCCTTGTTCCCGCAGGCCGAGCAGGTGGACCAGTCCACGTCCACGCCCATGCTGGTGCGGTTCACCCGGCCCGCGAGGATCGCCTGGGCGAGTTTCGGGAACCGGACCGCGTCGACCTCCATCAGGCCTTCCACCCAGGTGTCGGGGGTGCCGTCGCCGTTGCGGTCCCGGTGCAGGGCGACGGCGACGATGACGCCCCGCGCCCGGCGGTGGTTGGCGTTGTGGTGGTTGACGAACACCGGCTTGCCGAGGAACGAGTGGTAGCCCTTCTCGATCTCGCCGGCGGGGAAGGTGTCGTGGTTGTCGTTGGTCCGGCTGGAGATCATCCGGGAGCGGACGTACAGGTAGCCGGGCCTGGGCTCGTAGTCGAAGGCCACGCGGTGGGCCGTCTTCCCGATCCGCCCGGCCCCCTCGCGGATGCCTCCGGGGCGCGGCTGCCGCCACGCCTCCAGCACCTCCAGCGACGCATACTTCCGCACGGGTCCTCCCGGTCTGCTCTCCTCTCTTCCGGGGCAGCCGGGCCAACTCTGTTGAGCAATACAGCTTTTCTTGATATTGTTGGCTCAGCGAACGCAGAGAAGCTGGTTAAGCAGGGATGATGAGGAGAAGACATGGGACTCGTAGTGGGCACCAGCATGAGCACCGGGCAGATGGCGGCGGAGGTCGCCCGGGTCGCGGCGGGCAAGCAGCACCGCCTCGCCGCTTACCTGGTGGACGGGAGCCACCCGATCAACCCGGCGCAGTACGAGGGGATCATGCGGCACCTCAGCGGGTGCCGGGACCTGCCAGGGTCAAGGGTCACGGAGGAGAACATGGGGCGTGCGCGCGCCGGCGCCGAGGCGGAGGCGGCCTGCTCCCGCGATCACGTCGCCGACATCACGGCCGGCTTCTACGCCACGCCGTCAAGGACCGGGAACAACGACCTGGACTTCTGGAAGGTGACCGAGGGCCGCAAGCCCGGCGTCCGCTTCGCCAAGCGGGTCATCGGCGGCGGCGACACCAAGTACCCCAGGCTGGTCGAGATCTCCCAGCAGGAGCAGAGGACGGCCCTCGGCGCTATCCTCCGGGCAGGCATCCCCGAATCGGCGAATATGTACGCGGACAACCAGGAACGGTGCATGAAGTGCGGAATCCACCTCACCGACGACGAGTCCCGGGCGGCCAGGATGGGGCCGGTGTGCCGGGGCGACAGGTGAACAACTGGGACTTGTCGGCGGCCCTCCTCGCCGCAGCCGTCCTCGTGCTGGCCATGCCGCGCGAGGACGGCTTCCTCATTCCCGAGCGCAGGGACTGGTTCGGTTGGCTGCGGCGGATGAAGCCCGGGTCGCGGCGCAGGCGCGAGGAGGCAGGCGGCTACGAGGCCGAGCGCTACGTCACCGACCTGCGCACCGACCGGGACCAGGACCCGATGACCATCCGGCAGGACCAGCTCCCCGTCATGAGCAGGGTCTACCGGGGGCCGCTGATCAGCCCCCCGACGGACCAGAAGCCGCCGTGGAAGACGTCCGAGAATCCCGCGTGGACCACGGGCGCCAGCCGGGTACCCGGGCAGGAGGAGCCGCAGGAACTCCCGGTGCAACGGCCGCGCAGGCGCGCCCCCGGCGACCCGCCGACGATCGTAGTCGAGATCATGCGGCCGGCCGTCGAGGGCGACCTGGGGACTTACCTGGCGCAGCTCCCGGCCTACACCGACGAGGACTGGTCAGCCGGAGACCTCTTCGTCCCGCACTCTGCCCTGCCGCTGGGTACGCCAGATCATGAGGGTCCTCCACACGACGTTCAGGGTAACCAGGGCCAGGAAGACGATCTGGCTCCATTCCAGCCCCGAGTCAGTGACGTGGAATGTCAGGAAGAGCCAGGAGGGGAAGAGCGTCCCGGCTATTGACAGCTCCAGCAGGACGGTGTTCCACCCCCACCAGCTCTGGTGCCAGGGCCAGAAGAAGCGCGTCACGACCGGGAACGCCAGCGACACCCAGAAAGCGACGTTTATCTCAACGTGAGCAATGTCTAGCAGAGCGTAGTTCATGACGGGCGTTCCTGTGGGCCGCGCTGGATAAGCATCGTGATGGCCTCCGCTACGTGGTTCTTCTCGCGCAGCTCGCGCAAGGGGAGGATTACGTGCTCGCGCGCATCTGCCAGCCTGCGCTCCGCCGTCTCCCGCTGCTCGCGGGCCTCGGCGAGGTCACGGCCGGCCTCTGCTCTCCAGTGCCACGGAAGCCGCATCTCACTCCAGCTCCTTGACCTTCTTGTCTTCGACGGCGGCGTCGTGAAGGGCCTTGAAGACGTCCCTTGCAGCCTGCCCGGCCAGCACTCCGGCATCCGCACGCGCGCCGTTGAGTTCGGCAGCCCGCTTCCACTCATCGCGCTCTGCCTTCATCTCGTCGAGCCTGCTCTTGGGCACAAGGACCTCAGTGACGAGGAGCGCGATGAACACGATGATCGCGCCGCCGTTTTCGAGCAGCGTGATGACGTCACCCGTGTTCACTCGCCCTTCCCCCGTTCCATCGCTCCCGGAAAGCCACGGCATCCATCCCGCTGCTTCCGGGGTCAACCCAGACTCCTGCGTCACCCCACGCAACAGCGGGCACAGCCGCTCCCGCGCACGCGGTGACCCGGGCGAGCATCTGCGCCGTCGTCTTCCCCAGCGCTTCGAGGAAGACCCCACGGCCGCCGAACGGGTCGGCCCGGACCATCTCCTCCCGGGAGACTGCCTGCATCAGGTAGCTCATGCGAAGATCACGTCATCGTCGTAGTCGTCGAGGGAAAGGCCGCGCTTGGCCATCTCCTCGTCTTCATCCTGGTAGTGCGTTCCCTCCAGGCGGAGCAGGTCCAGGTTCCTCGCCCGGTGCCCGGCGCCCTCCCGGATCAGCTCGTCGGCCTCGGCCTTCGGCAGCACCTCGGCGGTCTTCGCCAGGTACTGCCGGGCGGCCACCGCGATGTCCCCGTCGGCCTTCCCCGGTGTCCCGCCCTCGTACCCACGGGCGGCGGCCGACCGCTGGAAGGACGCCACGATGTCCTCGATGCCGCCCTGCGGCTGCCCGGCGGGGACGTCCACCTCGTCGGAGTCCGCCCCGCCTCCCGACCACTGCTGGTTGCCGACCGTCTGGATCGAGGTGTCGTCGGGGCTCAGGTAGTCGTCCGTCGCGCCCAGGCCGGGACTCTGGCCCACGGGGGACGGCTGCTGCGCCTGCGGGGAGGTCTCCCGGCCCAGGTCGCCCATGGGCGTGCCGCCGAACTTCTGCCGGAAGCTGGCACGTACCGCCGCGCCGAACTCGCCCAGCGCCGCCTCGTCGAGCGGCGCGCCCTGCCCCTGGCCCGTTCCGGCGTCCGTGCCGCCGATCGTGCCGTCGGCCGCGCCGCTGGCACGGAGCGTGCCGGGTCCCGGCTCGTCGGCGGTCACCTCGGGGAGTGCTGGCTCGGGGCCGTCTTTCAGCTCCGCCAGCGCGCCGTCGAGCTGCGGCACGGTGTCGTGGTACGGGAACGGCGTGCCGGAGGCCAGCGCGCCGAACACCGGGTCGATCGGCCCCTCGTGCGCGTGGTAGCGGGCCTCGTCCATCGGCTCCAGCTCGTCCTCGGCGTGCAGGTGGATCTGGTTGTGCTCGTGGTTCAGCTCTTCCAGCGTCATCCCCATGGCCCGGCGCTCGTCGTCCCGGCTCCAGCCGTCCCCCGCGTGCTCGAACGACAGGTGGGCCTCCAGCCAGTCGCGCGACGGCGGCCCCTGCCGGTAGGGCGACGGCCAGGGGTGGCGCGGGTCCCGGGCCGACTCCTCCATGCGGATGCCGTTCGGGTCGCGGGGCGTGATCGCCGTCGAGGGTCCTGCGGCGTTCGCCCGGTCGGTGTAGCGGAACGGGTCCTGGTCCTCCGGGGCCTGGTCCTTCGCCTGCCAGCCGTTCATGTCCGGCCAGTGCAGGTCTCCCGGCACCGGGTGCGGCGCGCCCGGCACGAGGACCTGGTGCGCCGACGCAGTGTTCCCGATCGGCATCTGGTACGCGCTGTCCTCCTGGATGCCGCCCCAGTTCTCCGGGTCGGGCGCTGCCAGCGGCCCGTACGACCCGGGGTCCTGGTCCTTGTTCGGCGGGGAGGTGGCACCGTAGGGTTTCTGCGGCGGGTGCTGGGTGACGTTGTTGGAGCCCCACGGCGCGTTCGCCTGGTCGGCGACGGCACGCATCCCGGCCAGCAGGCACAGTGCGCCGACCGTGCCAGGCTCTTCCCCGGCACGGAGCAGGGCGGTGGCGGCACGTGCCGCTGGCACGGCGGCACGCTCCCACTCGTCTCTTTCCTCCGGGGTCCAGTTCCAGTCGCGTGCCTCGTCCGGCGTGGCGTGCCGCCGTGCCAGCGGAGCGCGCCACTCCTCGCGCCAGCGCCCCGCGTGCGGCTCGCCCTCGTACGGCGGCCAGGACTTCACGACGACGCTCGGCGGCGACCAGGCGGAGACGCCGGTGTCCGGCTCGACGTAACGGCCGAACATCCCGCGCGCCTGGGCCTCGAACTGGAGGGCCATCACGTGGGAGCAGGGCCGGCCGGCGTAGCGGGTGCCGTGGCTCTTGTCCTGGTGGAAGCTCGCCCACGGGCAGCCGCACGCCCAGTGCTGGATGGTGAGCCGCTTGCCGACGGGCCGCTGGATGCCCGACTCGTAGGTGTCGTGGTCCCCCCGCACCTCGCCGATCACCATGCCCGCCGAGGCGTGCACGATCCGGACGTGGCCCTCGGCCCTGATCCGCTTCGCCTTGGCCACCACGTCGTTCCACGCGGCGGTGAACTCGAAGCGGAACGAGGCGTCCCCGGCGGCCCGGGTGAACGCGGCCAGGTGGGCTCTGCGCTTCACCTTCCCGTCGTTCTTCCCCTGGGTCATCGCCCGGCTGGTCTCGGTGACGGCCGCCCCGGCGGCCGGCCACTGGTCAGGCTGGCTGGCGGGGGCGTCCGCGTCGGCCCCGACCGGACCGGCATCCAGGGAGTGGGCGTCCTCGTCGTGCTCGCCCTCCAGGCCGAGGGAGGAGATCGCGTCATCGACGTCGCCCTGGAACTGCTCGACCTCCCCGGGCGGGGCGTCCGGCCCGGTGGTGCGCTTCGTGCTGTCCTTCGACGTGGCCCGGAACTGCCTGTCGTGCATGGTGTCCCAGGGACCATCCTCGTCGTCCACCCGCGCGGTGAACGCCCACACCCCGGGCTCGCCCTCGCCGCTCGCGGCGGCCAGGAGCTGCACCAGGGACCGGTGGTGCCCGTCGCCGATGAACGGCTGCTTGCCCCCGGCGGAGACAATCAGGGCGGCCTTGAGGTGCTCGCCCTCCGAGGTCTTCTTCGCCAGGTGGTCCATGAACTTCCCGCACTTGCGGGGCTGCTTGTAGGAGGTCCAGGTGTGCCGGTCCGACCAGTCGATGTCCTCCAGCGGCACCAGGTGCGGGCCGGTGACCCGGGCGGTCCTGATCCAGTCCAGTGCCTCGGGCGGGTAGTCGTCCTCCAGCTCGGCCAGCAGCGCGTTGCGCGCGTCCAGGCTGGACATCATCCGCCGGAACCGCGCCGGGTCGAACTGCCGGTAATACTCGTGGGGCCTCGGCGGCTCGGCCATCTCCGAGGAGAAGATCGCGGTGGCCGGGTCGTTCTTGCTCGAACCGCCCAGCTCGGACCTGGTCAGTGGCATCTGCTGCGGGGTGCGGCGCGGGTAGGCCGGGCCGAACATGTTGGTCACCGAGGAGTCCCGGGCCTCGTCACGGGCGTCCTCGGGTCCTCCGGCGTGCCGGTGGTCGGGCAGGCCGAGCTGGTGCAGTGCCTCGTGCACGTCCCGGAAGCGGCCCGCCTGGCGGGCCTGCTCGATCCGGGCGTCGTCCCACCCGTGCCGGTGGCGCAGGTGCTCCTCCCACTGCCGGTCGCTGGCCCCTTCGACCGCGCCGATGCCCTCGCCCTCGTCCTCGTGGCTAACGTGCTCGCCCGGCTTCAGCGCCGGGAACTCCGACGACGGCACGAAATCGCCCCAGGTGGCGGTGGGCTCCTCCTGCCAGCGGTGGAGCTGGCCGCGCTCCTTGCCGGTCCAGGGCACCCGGGCTTCCCGGCGCAGGCCGGTGAACTCGTGGTAGCCGCCGACCTCGTGCTCGTCCCAGTAGGGGTTGAACTCGTAGTCCTCCCCGTGAGAGTGCCCAGGCTGGCCGTAAGCGTGGGCTGCCGCGTGCCGTCCTGCCAGGCTCTTCGCCCAGAATTCGTTGTATCCCCCGGTGGAGTCGGGCTCCCCGTGGTCTCCCTTCATGTGCCGACGCAGGTCATCGAACTCCTCCCGCGTCATGGCGGCGGTGAACGGGCCGACGGAGATCCCCGGGCCGCTGCCGCTGGAGATCCCCTCGGGGTACATGCCGACGGTGGCGGCGTTCTCGTCGGTCTTGCTCCCCCACGGCAGCGGGTCGTCCCACTTGTCGTCGCCCTCGCCCTCGTGGGAGGCGTCGTCGTAGGCGTCGGGGTCCTCCGCCCGGGGAACAGTGCCGTGCTGCGGCGCGTCCCCGGCGTCATCGACCTGGGTGCCGTTGATCGTGGTGGCGTGGTGGCGCAGCCCGAAGAACGCCTGGGCCTCCTCGATCGCGGCCAGCCGCGCCATGGCGGGCGGCAGCATGTCCGGGTCGTAGAGGGGCGGCGGGGCCTCTTCCTGCGGGCCTGCGTTCTCGTGCATCCAGCCCTGCTCGGCGGGCTCGGCCCAGTAGGTTCCGGTAGCGCCCTCCCCGCCGTTGTAGTCCTCGTCGCGCTCGTCGTGCCCTTGCGCGTAGGCCTCGCCCTCGCGGCGCATGCCGATGACCGTGATCTGCCGCCCCGGGTCGGGGCGCTCGGTCAGGACGCTGCCCAGCTCGGGGTAGTCGAGCGCAGCCGTCCGCTGGTCCTGCCCTTCGTCCGGCTCCTCGTCGTGAGCCTGGGACAGCCTGGTCGAGTGCCTCCGCATCATGCCGCCTCCTCACCCCTTCCCTGGTCGCCCGGACGCGGAAAACGTTGAGGAATACAGCCTTTCTTGATATTGTCCTTTCATGAGAAACGCCATAGACATCAACGAGTACATTCACGACGGGGCACCCGGGGCCATCGCGCTGGCCACCGCGTTCATGGAGGCGTCCACGCGCTCCATGACCGGGGGCGTCACCTACGTCTACAGCGACGGCGACATCATTGCCGCCATCAGCCCGCCTGAGGCCGCCGAGCGCTACGAGCACCAGGGCGAGGTGGAGGTCCAGGTGCGCCAGCACCAGGAAAACGTCCCCGTCCTGGTCAGGACCGAGCGCCCGAGGCTCCGCCGCAGGTGGCTAGGGCCGTTCGAGGGAGTCTTCTGAGTGGAGCTGACGTCGGCCAGGGCCTACGACCTGGCGATGCACCTGGTGGGACGGCACAAGAACTCGGCCGCCGTGCACAGTACAGCGGCCGACAACTTCAATGCCCATCACCATGATCACACCGGGCCGGGAGGCGTCAGGAACCATCCCTACTACGACTACTCCTATGGCGAGGCCGAGGTAGAGGAAGTGCTGGAAGAAGCAGAGGAGGCTGAGTAAATGCTGCTAGCCATCGGCCTGGTCGCCGCCGCGCTGCTGCTCGCCTGGGGAGGCGTGGAGGTCAACGACCTCTACCACGCCCACCAGGGGCAGTTCTGGTTCTCGGCGATCGCCTTCCTGGTGCTGTCGTTCGCCCTGGCGGCGGTCAGGGTGCGCAGGTCCAACGAGCGCGTCCCGCTGCGGCCGGCCGTGCCTCCCGCGCTCCCGCCTGCGGTCAGGGCGACGGCGGAGCTGCCCGCCGCGCCGACCCTGCGCGCCATCGCCTCTCCCCATGCTGCGGACGCAGCCGGCTGCGAGGGTCCCGGCTGCCTGAACAAGGTGGACGAGGACCCGTGGACCGCCTGCGTGGAGGGGGACGAGGCCGGCCATGTGTTCTGCTCGCAGTCCTGCGCGCAGCGGTGGAGGGACCGCAGGCCGGCCTCGTCCCTGTTAGGAACCGTAGGTGGGGGCGTAGGCGTTCCCGTGGGCCAGCAGGATGCCGCTGTTGGTCACTCCGGTCGGGAACCCGGACCCGGCCGAGCCGCCGCCTCCGGCACCGTGGTAGATCCCGGTGGTGTAACCCCAGGCGAGCCCGTTGGCGAAGAGCATCGGGGTGGTGTAGCTCGACTGGGTGAAGTAGATCCCGTAGTTGGGGCTCATGGTCCCGCTGCCGCCGTCCCCGATGTCGGGGCTGATCCCGAACCCGTTGACGATCAGGGGCAGGGTGGTCGCCCCGACGCCGATCCCCGCGTAGGTGCCGCTGCCGGGGGCGGTGCCCTGGCCGTCGCGGCGGCAGTGGAGCCCGTCTACGAGGATGGTGCAGGGGCCGGTGCCCGCCCCGCCGCCCGTAGTCCAGGTGGCGTCGATGTAGAAGCCGTACTCGGTGTTCGCGTCAGTTGAGCAGCCGGTGAACTGGCATCCGCCAGTGAACCACTGCCAGTCCCCGGTGATGTAGTAGCCGTACGTGGAGTTCCACTCAGCGTTACATCCTACGAACTTAGTGTTGTCGCACCCGCTGATGTAGAAGCCGGGGCCGTTGCCGTTGCCGATCGAGTAGAGCCCGATGAAAACGCTGTCCTCGCACCCGTTGAGCTGGAAGCCGCCGCCCGATACGACCCCGCAGCTGTCGGCGAGGACGTTGTACCAGGTCTGCCCGTTGGGGAACTGCTCAGCAGCGCTCGTGTCCTCGGCGGTCGCTACCGCCCAGCCGGACATCTGCGCGATGGTGATGTCCCGCAGCAGCGTCTGGGCCGGCCCGGTGAACAGCATCCCGGCGACCGCGCTGGACGTCTGGGAGGACCCGTCGATGAGGATGTCGCTGACCTGCGCGCCGTTGGCCGGGGTGTGGTTCGAGTTGTCGTTGAAGCCCAGGACGTACGTCCCGCTGAACGCGGGGTCCACCTTGAACTGGGTGCCCGTGAACTGATCGGTTACGTCGCCGCCCACTGACCCGGAGCCCCGCAGCACCAGGTTCCAGGGCAGTACCTGGGGCGCGGTGACCTTGAACGTCCCCGGCGGGACAGTCAGCCCCACGGTGGCCGGCTGCGCCGAGACGGCGGCGGAGCACGCGGACGCGAACGGCGATGCGATCGTGGTGGTCCCGGTCGGGTCCGCCCCGAAGTCGCGCACGAGGTCCTGCCATCCCGTGACCACCTTGCCGACCGAGGAGATCGTCACCCTCTTGTCGGTGCCCGTCGAGGCCATCGTGTGGTCGGCGGTGTCCAGCTCCAGCAGCAGCTTGCTCGGCGTCGGGCTGGAGTCCAGGGTGAACCCGCTGATTTCAGTCACAGTGCCTCCCTCGCCTTCCGGGTTCCGGTCCTACGGGGCTGACAACGGGAGAATCTCGATATAGGCGCCCAGGTTGACGCTGAACGTGTCCGCCGTGGCGCTGGTGTAGGCGCTCAGGCCGAGCGTCCCGGCCGAGCTGAACACGATCACGCCGTCTCCCACGAGAGCGAGCGTGGTAGCGGTGGACAGCGTCGGCCCGAGCATCGTCGGCGCGGATGCCGCTATCCCCGCATTGGTGGTGCCGCCCGTCCGGAACGGGGTCGCATTCGTCTGGTAGTACCAGTTGAACGACGCGAGCCCGGATGCCCAGGCAGGCCCGGTGAACAGGAATGTCGGGGTCCCCGCCGTCTTCGTTGACGAGTAGGGAATGTAGAGGCGGACGCGGTAGGCGGTGTAGGAAGCAACAGGCACGCTGATGCTTCCCACTGCCGCCGGGGATGAGCTGACTGCGCTGATGGTCTGGGCGCTGTCGGCGACGTTGGTGCTGCCCTGCGCCAGTGCCGCCGGGAGGGCTGGGTCGCCGAAGATAACCCCGACGAAACCCGTCCACTGGCCAGCGTTGTTGCTGCTGGTAAAAGCGGCGTCCGCGCCGAAGTCAATGTTCCCGGTGCAGGAGGCGACGTAGTTGTCGGTGGTGCCGAAGTAGACGGTGTACGGCGCGAAGTCATCGCCTGGGCTGAGTTCGGTGCCGATGTTGATGACGCTGTCGGAGATGTTCGAGATGTCGCTCTGGGCGGTCCCGGACGGGGTGCTGCCGTTGAGCACCAGCACTGCGGAGGTTACCGTGGTCCCCGATGTGATGAAGTTCCCGTGGACACCCAGGACGCCGTCCTGGATGAACGCTCCGTTCTGGAGCGTCACGCCGTTCTGGGTGGCCGTCCCCTGGTCTATGTTCAGGTCCAGGTTGCAGCGCATGAAGCTGCCGGTATTGGTGGTGTTCGCCGCGCTGACGTCGAACAGCACCCCGGTCGTGCAGTTCTCCGCGAAAACACGCCCGTATGCCTGCTCAGTCCAGTAATACCTGTTGTCCAGGTGCGCGCCCGAGCTGGTCGTCCCGGCCGTGAAGTTCTGAACCCGGAAGTCCAGGGCCATCTCGAAGATGTCGCCTACGTGCAGGGCGGTAGCGTTCCCGGTGGTGTTCGTCCCGTCGAAGACCCCGAATCCGAGGATGCCGCCGCCGTGGACCGTGCGGTCGAGGAAGACGCTTGAGTCGTGCATGTCGATGCCGTCGCCGCTGCCGACCATGTAGATCAGGCAGGCCGTGGTGTCGATGTAGACGCCGGACTGGTTGATGACGACCTGGCCGCACTCGATGTACCAGGGGGCCACCGGGGACAGCCTGATGATGCCCCCGGTGGCGGGCATCGCGGTGACGGCGTTATTGATGGACGTGGCGTCTGTAACGCCGGTCTCGTCGCCTGAGGGCATGAGCAGCCCGACCTGGAACGCCTGGATGAGCGCCTCGATCGCGGCGGCAGTGACCACGTTCTGGACGCTGAATCCTGAGGAGTGGGCGACAGGGGTAGTGCCATCCGTGCCGCGCGTCACCGTCCAGGTGGTGCCGGAGACGTTGGTGACGATCATCTTCTCGCTCGACAGGGCCGGGTCGGTGATCCGGAAGAACGTCGGCGGCGACGCGGTGGAGCTGGCGGCGGGGAAGCCTGAGGACGACGACACCGTCCAGGTCTGCGAGGTGCCGGCCGCCGGGGCGGTGGTACCGCCGCTGCTGACGCTGGTGGACGCCTGGTTGGCGAACAGCTCAAGGCCGCCCATGATCCCCTCCGGAGGTAGTGCTCAGGGCTTCCGTGGGCTCAGCCGGTAACCCCGGCGAAGACGCGCCGCTGCGCCGCCTGGAAGGCCTTGTAGGCGAGGTCGGCACGGCGCTCGGCTTCGTATGCTTTCGCGTACAGGAACCCGGCGGTGCCGTCGGTCCCGCCGGCCTGGCGCATCATCCGCCAGTTCTCGAACGCCCGGTTCTCCAGGTGCCTGGCCGCCTGGTAGGCGGCCCACAAGGCGTTCAGGTCCGGTCCGGCCGTGGCGGAGGCGGCGAGGACGCCCCCCGACGACAGGGACGCGGTGCCCAGGCGGTTGAAGGCGGAGGCGAAGAGCACCGCCTGCCCGCTGAGCGCGGCGCGGCCGAGCTGGGGCACCACCCCGGTCACGGACAAGGTGCCCGGCGCGGACAGGCGCGCCGTCCCCGGCTTCGCCAGGGTCCCGTGCACCGTCAGGGACGGGGCGGCGGACATGGCCGCGCGGCTGACGGCCGTCTTGACGGCGGCGGCGTGCAGAGTGCCCGGCGCGGAGCCGGCGAACGCGGCCTTCCCGGTGACCAGGGCGGGCGCTGCGAGCGTGCCGTGCGCGGCCAGGCCGGCGGCTCCAGGGCGCCCGGGGGCACCGGCCGCGCTGAGGGACGCCGCCGCGCTCAGGGCCGCCGCCGCGTAGGTGACCCGGGTGCCCGCAGCCCCCAGTGCAGCCGCAGCGCTCAGCGCGGCCGAGCCCCTGGGGCTGCGGACGCCGCCGGCCACTGTCGTCCCGGTGCCGGAGAGGACGGCGGCCCCGGTGACGAAGCCCACGGGCATTGCGGTGAAGGCGCCCGCTCCTGCCAGGGCGGCCGATGCCTGGAACCGGGCCGTCCCGCTGGCCGCCAGCGCCCCGCCACCGGAAAGCGCGGCGGCTCCCAGGGCATTCTCCTGCCCCGTCGCGGCCAGGGAGCCGTCACCGGACAGGGCGGCGCCACCGGGGAGCAGCTTCTGGCCCGTGATGACGGCGTCCCCGGTGCCCGACAGGGCGACGGCACCGGGGAGCAGCTTCTGGCCCGTTACGGTGCCGGAGCCCGTTCCTGCCAGTACGACGGCCCCTGGCACGGTCTTCTGGCCGCCGGGGGTGACGGAGCCCGTTCCCGACAGCCCGGCCGCCGCGAGGTAGCTCACCTGGGAAACGGCGGAGGCGGTGCCCAGCCCGGACAGGGAGACAGCACCCGGCACGGCCTTCTGGCCCGAAACCCCGAGGGTGCCCGAACCGGCCAGCGGGCCAGAACCCGGCGTGATGCTGCCCGAGGAGGCAGTGACCGTGCCGCTCCCCGCCATCGCGGCTGCACCGGGCGCTGATACCTGGCCTGATGCCGTGGCCGACCCGGACCCTGCCAGGGAGGCAGCGCCGGGGACCGTCTTCTGGCCCGCCACGTCTGCGTCGCCGGTCCCTGAGAGCGCTGCCGCACCGGGAACGGCCTTCTGGCCGGCGGGAGCGAGCGACCCGGCGCCCGACAGCGGGGCGGCACCGGGAACGGCCTTCTGGCCCGACGCGGTTACCAGTCCCAGGCCCGCCAGGGTCACCGCGCCCGGCACCGCCTTATGCCCGGACGCCGTGACGGCTCCGGTGCCGGACATCGCGGCGCCCCCGGGGACGGCCTTCTGCCCCGTGGCGGTAACGGTCCCGGAACCGGACGCGGAAACAGCCCCGGGTACCGTCTTCTGCCCGGCAGCAGCGAGCGACCCGGTGCCGGACAAAGGGGAGGACGCAGCGAGGTCGGCTCCTGCGGTGAGCGACCCGGCACCGGACGCGGAGGCGCCCCCGGGGACTGCTTTCTGGCCCTGCGCAGCCAGCGCGCCAGCGCCCGAGAGCGCGGCCGTCCCGGTGAACTCCCCGGTACCCGACAGTGACCCCGTGCCCGAGAGCGACGCCGCGCCGGGGACCTTCTTCTGCCCGGCGGCTGACGCTGATCCTGTTCCAGACAGGGATACGGCTCCGTCGAGTGCCCCGGCGGCGCTGAATGCCCCGGTGCCACTGAGGGAGGCTGCACCAGGCAAGGCGGTGGGAGCGCTGGGAGTGCCCGGGACCATGCTGCCCGGGACGGCGCTGCCCGGGACGGCAGGGGTAAAGAACGGCGGCTGCCTGAAGGCCAGCAGGGTTCCCGTGCCGCCGATGGACACAGCCCCGGCGACCTTCTCCTGGCCTGCGGCGCCGGCGGTGCCGCTGCCGGACAACGGGGCGGCGCCGGAGATCACCACCCGCTCGTAGAGCAGCACGGCGATCCCGTAGTAGCCGTCACTCGGCCAGGTCGGCTCCTGGGCGGAGGACGTGCAGGACGGGTTGGCGCACATCCCGTTGCCGCTCGGGTCCAGGCCGTAGGAGTACCCGCTCGTCGATCCGTCCGTGGTCGTCGAGACCGCGAAGGCGTAGCCGAAGTACGCTTCTCCGCTGCCGTGACCGGGGGTCAGCAGCGGGTAGTCGGTGGTGGCGGCACTCGCCACGGTCCCGGCGACGTCGAGCAGGACGTTCGCGTACCCGGCGGTGGTGGAGAACTCCCAGCCGCCGACCCGGATGGACGGCGTCCCGGAGCTGGACGTCACCGTCACCGTGGCCGTGCTCGCGGCGGTGACGCTGCCTTTGAAGACGGTGGCGGCGTAGGAGCCGACCACGGTCGGGCCGGAGACCGGGGAGGAGTCCCAGGTGACGTTAGAGCTGCTCAGCGCGGTCGGGTGGTCACCCGAGGTCGTCGAGATGACCTCGATCACCATGACGTCCCCGACGGCGCCCGGAGTCAGGGGGAACGTCAGGCCCGTGACGGTGGGGCCGATCGCCGAGCCGACAAGCGCGAGGGTCATGCCTCACCCCCTCCGGGCGCGCGAGGGCTGCTAAGAGGGCGGCGTTACCACTGGGTCGCGTTGAGCGAGATGGACGCGGCGGCGAACTGCACGGTGTCGCCGTTGGCCACCCCGGTGATGTTGGCGCTCAGGACTCCCTGGAACCACCGCAGCTTGGTGCCCGAGGTGGAGTCCCAGATCTCGATCCCGACGACCGTGGTCCAGGAGGACCCGGCCGTCCAGGTGACGGCGTTGGCGTTGGACGCGGTCGGGGCGGTGGTGGAGAACGACCCGAACGGGGCGGACGCGCCGAGGGTGGAGCCGCCGGCTGTGTAGCCGGTGGCGGACAGCTCGGTGCCGTTGGTGCCGTTGACGTTGCCGTTGCCCGAGCCCATCGCGGTCATCAGCCGGAGCATGTACGGCTGGGTGATGGTGGGGGCGGACGCCCCGTCGAGCGCGAAGTTGAGCAGCGCGGCGGTACGGCCGGTGTCGGTCATGTACGCCACCGGTTACACCAGCCCGATCTCGGCGGAGGCAGGAAGGAGGGTGATGGTCACGGGACGGCACGGGGTGCCGCTCATGCTGGCGTTGTCGCCGTGGTGATGGTCCTGCGGGCAGCAGTTGCAGCCGGCGGCGTCGAGCGCGGCGTGCACGTCCACGTCGTGCTCGCTGATGGTGGCGACTGCCGTGCAGTCCCTGTTCTTGCACTGCACCAGGTGCATGCCGTCCTCCTCAGCCCCTCGGCGGGGTGTACCGCTCGTAGTCAGCGAGTTCGCCGTCGTCCTCCGTCACGCCGAGGCGCGAGCGGATTCCGACGTGGGGCGGGTCCTGGTAGCCACGGATCGACGGGCCGGACAACCAAGTGCCCTGTCCCTTCTGGGCCTGGGCCTCGGTTTCCGGCAGGTGAGCGGTGAGGGCGGAGCCCTCCCCGGCCGGCGCGGTCGCGGCCTCGCCCTCCCGGGCGGCCTCGTCCACGGCCCGGGACAGGGCCGCCACCCGGCGGACGCGCTCCGTGCGCGCCAGCAGCGCGCCCTTCTTCGGCATCCCGCGCTTCCTGCGCCCGGCTTTCGGCATCGGGCCGCGCTGCTCGCTGGACTCCGGGGGCACCTGCGGCTCGCCGCCCGCGTCCTGCCCGGCTTCCTCGCCCTCAGGCGGGGCATTGACCGGGCCGCCCATCTCGGCCTCCATCTGCTCGGCCTGGGCGGCGTCCTCAGGGGTGGGGGCGAGGTCGGGCAGCGGGATCGGCTGGGCTCCCATCCGGTCGATCATCATCTGCTGGCCCGCGACGGCAGGCGGGACGCCTTCCACCTGCGCGACGGGGGCGAAGTCGGCCATGAGGTCGGCGGGGATCGGCAGCCCGGCGTTGCGCAGCTCGATGAAGGCCTGCTTGCGGGTGCTCGCCTGGGCCACGATGTCGGCGACCGCCTCGTCCTGGCTGCGCTCGCGCTCCTCGTCCAGGTCGATGCCGAGGCCCCGGGTGCGGGTGCGCTGGGAGACGGGGATGCCGGAGGCCCGGATCGCCTCGACGAACTGCCTGGTGGTGTCCTCGTCCCGGAAGTTGAGGACGGCGCACTTCAGGTCGGGTACCAGGAGCCTGGGCTGCTCGGTGATCCGCTTCTCGCCGGTCTCCTCGTCGGTCTCCAGGACTTCTTCCATGATCACGAACCGGCGACCGTTGCGCTCCTCGTAGTCGTAGTGCTCCTGGGCCTCGGCGACGATCAGGGCACGCTGCCGGAAGTGCCGCATCAGCATCTTCTGGTAGGTGGTCATGAGCTGCTCGACGAGCTGCTTGTTGAGCGCGTCGGCCGCGTAGGTCTGGCCCTCCCCGGCTCCCATCAGGAAGGTGCGCGACAGGCCGAAGACCTGGAGGATGCGGTCCTCGATCCTCTCGAAGTCCATGCTCAGGTCCGGCATGTTCTCGCGTCCGAACACCGACTCCAGCTCGACGGCGAAGTTGTGGATCAGCACGCGGAAGTCGCCGGCCAGCGCGGCGTCGAGGGCCAGCTCGAAGTTCTCCAGGTCGTCGTCGGTGGGAATCCACGGGACGGACGTGCCGAGGTCGGTGGCGCTCGCGCCGAGCTTGGCTAGCAGCAGCGGGGTGTAGAGCCGGTCGGCGATCGAGTCGAGCGCGGTGTTGAGCATCTCCTGCTGGAGCATGGAGCGCATCGCGCGGGTGAGCAGGGGGAGCCCGCGCAGGTTGAAGGTGTCGCCCTTGAACTTGAGCTGGCGCAGCAGCACGCCGCTGACCGGCATGAACGCGTTCTCCGCCGTGTAGGCGGCCAGCTCGGGGTACTCGGTGACCAGCTTGTTGTACTCCCAGGCCGGCTGGCGGGTGGTGAGGATCTGCCGGATCGTCCACGGCAGCCGGGTGAAGTAGCGGGGTTCCTTCAGGAACGGGGACCGCTCGACCTTGATGTCGTCGGAGTTCAGCAGCTCCTCGTCGTCCCAGATGCCGAGGTCCTCGTTGAAGGTGGCGAAGGGCCACGCCTCGCCCGTGGTGTAGTACTCGCGGCCGATGTCCACGAGGAACTCGCTGTAGTCCAGCCCGTCCCCGTCGTCGTTGAAGAACAGGTCCTCGTAGAAGTCGGTGAGGCGCTGGTCCTTGCACTCCAGGTGCGCGCCGACCACGGGGAACTTGCTGAAGATGTCCACGCAGGAGCCGACGATCGGGTCGGTCTGGTAGAGCAGCCGGCAGAACGCCCGGACCTTGGCCAGCTCCTCGTTCTGGCTGAAGTCGTACGGGAGGTTATTCTGCCTCCAATAGAACAAAGGATCGCGTGGACGCCCTGTGGCAAACTGAATGTCGGAGAACCCCGACCCTCCCGCGCCGCCGGTCGAGTAGGCGGTGCGGCGGCCGAGGGACGCGGTGCGCGCGTTGATCCGCCGGTTCTTGCGGGCCTCGGCGACCTCGGGGCTGAGCTGCTCGGCCGACGCCGCCCCGACGCCCATCGTGCGGCCGAGTTGCCTCGCCACCGACCCCTGGCGGGCAGCACCCGACCCCGGCTTGTACGCAACTCGCATCTGTCCTCCTAACCCTTCTGGGTCAGGAGGACAGGGGCCTGCCGGAGGCTATTGCGGCGGAGGGGTGTCCAAGATCAGCTTCGCCAGCTCGCGCCACTGCTCCCAGGCGCGGTCGGGGCGCACGTCGGGCCAGCCGCATGACCGGCACTCGATCAGTTCGAGGACCCCCCCCGGGGGGGACCGCGCCTTCCGGCTGCCGTCCTCGGCGGAAACCCGCAGGCCCGGAGGGAGGCCGGGGGCGGATGACTTGTCACTCATCGCCGTACGGCCCGTTCATCTGCTCGTGCATCCGCTGCATGACCTCCCGGCTGTTCAGGTGCCTGATCAGGTTCGGCATCCACTGGGACGGGTCATGCCCGAGCGGCACGGACATGGGGTAGCCGGCGTTGCGGTGCTGGATGATTACCTGCGGGCCTTTTACGTCGTCAGGGCCAAAGGAATCGGGATGGGTCGCGGGGAGCAGCGTGTGGCCGGTTTCCATCCGGACGCTGTGCGGCCCGATAGGAGTGAACGCCGAGGCGAGCTGCTGCCGGAAGGAGACGTCGTTCCGGTAGTCTTCCAGGCTCTGGCTCTCGTACGGCTCCGGGCTGGTGAAATGGTAATCGTTATAGCCCATCAGAACCTCCTCGGCCAGGTGCCGTCGTCCTCAGCGCCCGGGATCATCTGCTCGCGCATCGACCGGAGCACGTGCGGGCTGCGCAAGGCGGAAGCGGCGCGCTCGCCCACGTCCTCGTCGCCGGGGCCGAGGTTCGCTATGACCAGTCGCTGGTCATCGGGGTCACTGTCATGGGACACCCACATCCGCCACTGCCCGCTCCCGTGGCTGTAGGGGATTATCACGGAATGCCCGGTCTCGAAGCGGGCGTAACCCGGTCCCTCTGTCGGCGAGACCAGCCCGTTCCGCTCCAGCGAGGGCCAGGCGCGCTCCCAGCGCCGCTCGTCCTCCGCTGCGGCCTGCCTGCGGATCAGGTCGGAGATCCCCATCAGCGGCTCCTGTCCATGAAGACGTCGGTGTCCGGCGAGCGGTGGGTGGTCACCCGCTGGGCGTCGAAGTCGTAGCCGGTCGGGTTGTTGTTGAGCCGCGCCCGGTTGTACTGGTCGCCGAGGTGCCCCATGAACTCGCGGTCCCGGAACACCCGGCTGACCTTGCCGCCGATGTCGTCGTCGCCGGGGCCGAGGTGCACGTGCACCAGGGACAGGTCAGGGTCCCCGGCGTGGCCCGCGCTCAGCTCCCAGTTGCCCTCGGGGTCCCGGTCCACCCTGAAGTGGTGGCCGGTCTCCGTCTCCCAGAAGCCCGACCCGCCGTGCACCGGGAAGCCGTGCCCGGCCAGGTCCTGCGAGGCCCGGTCGATCGCCTTGATGTGGTCCCCGAGGGTCCAGCCGGCCATCAGCGGCCTCCCGTCATGTCGATCATCAGCCGGTTGCCCGTCTGGTCGGGACCGCGCCCCTGCGCCCTGGCCATCTGGCCCATCAGGTGCTGCTGCACGTCGCGGCGGGCGAACATGTCCCGCAGCAGGGGGCCGACGTGCTCCGGGGTGTCGCCAAGGTGCGCCTCCACGACGTGGCCCTCGTCGCCGGCCGGGTGCCAGACCTGGACGTGGAAGCCGGGCCGGCTGCTCTCGCCGAACAGGCCGCCCGGCTTCGCGTGCGGCCCCTTGTGGTAGACCCACATCTTGTGCCCGGTGTCGAGCTGCATCTGCGAGTCGGGGAACCCCGCGCCGCCCAGGGAGTCCATGGCGCGGTCCCAGTAGTCGCCCCAGTCGCCGGAAGCCGCCCGGCGAACCGCCTCGTAACCGTCCATCATCCCCTCCCCGCGACGAACCCGGGGCTGCGGGAGGCGTCGGGAGAGCCGCCCCACTCCGGCTCCGCGCCCTCGTGGTCCTGCTCGTGCATGCCCAGCAGCACCCGCAGCGGGAGCATCCCGGCGGCGTCGAGCCCGTGCGCTTCCCGCATGTGCTCGCGGAGCGAGGCGAGGTCTTCCAGCGCCTCGTGCCCCTCGGGGGCCGCCGCGCGGGTGAATGCCCAGGCCAGGCGCAGGCTGCTCACCGCCAGTTGTACCCGCCGTCGATGCCGTGCTGGCCCAGCCAGTCGTGGTCGCCGAGGTGGATGTCCTCGCCGTACTCGGCGTCCAGGTCAGGGTGCGAGTGCTCCAGGGGAGCGTCGGCGTGCTCGTTCCGGTGCGTCTCGTCGATCAGCCATCCCGGGTCGTCGGGAGAGTCGAGGAACCCGTGGCGGTCCCTCATGTGACGCCGCAGCCCGGCCTCCGTCATGTCCCCGTGGTTACGCTCGGCGTGCACGGCCGCTCTCCCGAAAGGGCGGCGGCCCCGCGATCCCGTCGCGGCGCGCCACTCCGACGGGGCGGTGCCGGCCCCGGGACCCCGGTACCACTCCGGTGACTGGTAGCCCGACGCCGGGCCGCCGACGTCCCCGCTGGTGGCGCGCACGAAGTCGCGGGCCGGGCCGCGCCGCAGGTGCGCCTCGGCCATCTGGGCGGCCTCCTGGCGGCTGCCCCCGTGGCCCAGGTCCATGAAGTGGACCTGGCTCGCGTGGGGCTCGGGCGGGCTGATCATCCCGTACCAGCCGGCCCCGTTGCGGCCGATGGTGACCTGGTGGCCGCTGGACAGGGTGCGGTAGTGGCGGGAGCCGCCGTCGTCCGCCCGGTCGGCGACCCGCCGGCGTCCCTCGGCGCGGAGCGCGGCCATGACCCGGGAGTCGGCCCCGGACGCGCGCACGGCGATGTGCCGGACGAGCTGGTCCTCGGTGAGCGGCTGCCCTTCGAGGCCGTTGTACCTGCGCACGGCGACGCCGCGCAGGGAGGACTTCTTCCTGGACTTGCCGGAATCGCCCTTCTTCGGGGGCGCGGACCCGGTAGCGTCGTCATCGCCACCGCCTCCAGGCGGCGGGAAGTCACCTTCGCCGCCTGCGGCATCATCCTGCGGCCCGCCCCCTGGTTCGGCATCTTCCCCGGGGAGCGGGCCGCTCCCGTCTGCGGGCATCCCGTCGGGGCCGATCATCCCCGGATCGACGAGGCCGCCGTCCGGGCCGACGTCGGAGGGAGCCCCAGGCCCCGTGGGCATCTGGGGCATCCCCGGGAACGCGGGCTGCACCCTCACGATGTAGTTCTGGCCGCAGAAATCGCAGCCGATGGTTCCGTCGCTGCGGCCGACCACCTGGCCGGAGCCGCAGAACGGGCAGTGGCTCGTGACGAGCGGGTCGCCGGGGTCATGAGCTACCTTGCGGACGGTGCCGGTCCGCCGGGTCATCGTGGTCATGTGGGGCCTCCTGCCCCTTCCGAGCCTGTGAGGCGGCCCTCTTCAGGGCGTCCCCCAGCTCGGTCAGGAGCCACACGGCGGCGAATATCAGGAGCATGCCTCAATAGTAAGGGAAGACGGTAGTTAGTTACAGCTTTTCTTGATAACATACGGCCATGGACCAGCTAGAGAAGACAGACGCCGCATCCGACGCGGCGATCCTCGAAGACGCCATCGAGGTGCTCCGGCTCAGGTTCGGGGTGCTCACCGCCGGGGACCTGATCTCCGGCCTCACCGGGGCAGCCGCGAGCATCCGAGCCCGGGGCGGCATCATCCGCCCCGCCCAACCGCGCAACGCGACGCTGGAGCGGCAGCTAGACGAGCCCTGGGAGGACTGACCGTGGACTCAGAGGGCGGCAGCGAGACCATCCTCGGCAGGGACGGGAAGCCCCGCGTGCTGTCCGAGCAGTGCTCCACCTGCATCGGCCGCCCCGGCAACCTCATGCAGCTCTACCCGGGGCGCGTCCGCGAGATGGTCCAGGGCGGGGTGAACGGCGGCGGCATCACCTGCCACCAGACGCTCAGCTACGGGGAGTACCCGGAGTTCGGCGGGGCGGCCTGCCGCTGGTTCTACGACCACTACGGTCACCTGTGCGGCCTCTACCGGATCTACGGCCGCATCAGCGGCTTCACCGAGGTAGACCCGCCCGGGCAAGACGAAACCGACGAGGAGCCGGGTCACGGCTACCGGGAAGCAGGAGACTACTCATGAGGCAGCTCAGGTCGCTGGATACCAGGGAGATCAAGGAGGCGACCGCCGCAGCGATGCGCGAACTCGGCCACGCCGAGGCGCACGAGCTGATCTGGCCGGTCGCCGAGTGAGCGCCAGGGCGAAGTGCCGGGACTCGGTCGAGGCGGTGTGGGAGGCCATCTCCTGCGCGATCGAGCGGCCGGCGACCGAGCGCCTCGAAGAGGCCAGCTTCGGCCGCTACAACCCGGAGGCCACCAAGGCTGAGGGCTGGCACTGGCACCTGAAGTTCGCCTCCAGGATCGACCAGGACGGGGAGGTCCTCGGCGACACCATCGCCGACCGGGTGACCCTGATCCTGCGCGCCTGGGACGCCGACCGGCTCAAGTACGAGGGAGAGGCGTGAAGGTCCGCAAGCAGGACGTGCCTATCACGACCGTCTACGAGATCGACTGCAAGGTCTGCGGGGAGGCCGTGTACCCGGACGACCGGGTGACCGACGCGGAAGAGGCCCGCCGGGTGAGGGACGGCCACATCGCCGAGCACGAGCGGGGAGAGCTGTGAGGCGCAGGGCGCTGCTCGGCTGCGAGATGTCGGGGCGCGTCGCCAACGAGTTCGCGAAGCTGGGCTGGGAGGCGGTCTCGGCCGACCTGCTGCCCAGCGAGATGCCCGACACCGACTACCGGACCATCAGCTCCGTGCTGAACGACGGCGACCTGATCGACGGCAAGCCGAGCGGCTCCTACCGGCACTACCAGGGGGACGTGCGCGACCTGTTCTCCTGGGACCACCCGGTGAACCTGCGGCGCGCCAGGGAGCGGGAGGCCGCCGCCCTGCCCCGGCTCCGGGAGCGGATGCCGCTGTGGGACCTGGCCGTGCTGTTCCCGCCGTGCACTCACCTGTCCCAGGCGGGCGCGGTGTGGTGGAAGCACAAGGACGCCACCCGGGGCGGCGACGGCCGCATGCAGGAGGGCGCGGCCTTCTTCATGGAGATGGTAGCCGCGCCCGCGCCCCTGGTGGCGGTGGAGAACCCGGTCGGCGTCATGTGCCGCAAGCCCGACCCGGGCAGCGGCAGGAACGTCGGGTACCGCGAGCCCGACCAGGTGGTCGAGCCCTGGTGGTTCGGCGACCCGCTGCGCAAGAAGACCTGCCTGTGGCTGAAGGGCCTGCCGCTCCTCGTCGCCGACAGGCCGGTCGAGCCGCTGCCCGGCGGGCGCGTGGCGACCGGCGGGGGGTCGTGGCGCACCGACCAGCGGCACGGGCGCGGCGCGAACAACGGGCACGAGGACAGCGAGGGCCGCAAGATGCGCCAGGTCGTGCGCAACCGGACGCTGCCCGGCCTCGCAAGAGCCATGGCATCCCAGTGGACTGTTTTCGTGGAAGCGAAGGAGGCGGCGGCTTGAAGATGACGGGCCTGGCGGGGAGCGGGCAGTGAGCGCCGTCCTGGACCTGGCAACTGACCTGGAACTGGTCGCGGGGCTGGAGGCCGCCCCGGATTACGTCCTGGCCTGGACGCCGCCGTGGGCGTACGGGCGCATCCGGGACCGGCTGCGCCGTCCCGGGTTCTGGGAGCTTCTCACCTTCGAGGAGTACCAGGAGGGAGCCTGGGCTCCTGACGAGCGGACCACCGAGAGAGGCGCGGACTGCGGCCAGGCGGTCCTCGTAGCCTGGGCAGGCAGCCTCCTCGGCTACCCGGTTGCCCTGGAGCATGACGAGAGGTACCTGAAGATTCCGGGCCTCTTCTCCCTCTGGGTCCAGGTGCCGCTCTACTGGGTCAGGAGGAACACGTGAGCAGGACGGTGCGGCTGATCGACGACAGCGACGAGGTGACGGGGGAGTCGGCCTACTGCGGTGCCCCCGTGTCGGTGCAGGGCCGCACTACTCGTTACTACGTCTGCTCCGGCTGCGGCCGGGCGTGTGACGTAAAGGCTTCCTGAATACAGCTTTTCTTGCTAAGCTACTGCTTAGCAGGGATCACCCGGCAGGAAGGGACCCAGATGTCAGGCGGGAATGCGAAGGACTTCTCGTACGGAGACATGCTCCGCGACAAGGAAGAGGTCAACGCGGCGAACATCCAGTACGAGGAGACCGGCCGCCAGTCCTACGACGACGACGAGACGAAGGCCGTCCAGGTTGCCGGCGCCCTCCGCAAGCAGGCGGCCAGGGCCAAGAACGGCGCGGTCGTCACGGTGAAGAACACCGGCAGCAGCCGCAGGCCCGACTGGACCGTGATCGTCGAGGTCCCGAAGCCGAAGGGCAAGAAGTAACCCCCGAGCAGCGCGATCACAGGAGGATGAAATGGCACGATTCTACGGGACGGTGAGCGGCCGGCGCGGCGACCTCAAGACCGCGACCGACCCCGAGTACGTCGACCTCAACGGGTGGGACGCCGGGGTCACCGTCCGGGCGGCGGTCGTCGGGGACAAGAAGGACAACAGGGACGCCTTCGAGGTCTTCATGAACTACGGCAGCAACGCCCACGGCAACCCGGTGAAGATCGGCACGGTCTACCAGACGCCCGCCGGCCCGCAGTTCGAGCCGGCGGAGGACGTCGCCTAACCTCTTTGTCTTTATCAAGAAAAGCTGTATCCTAGGTGGACAAGGAAAACGAGCGCCCGGGAGGCACCGATGACAGTCGCCAAGGTGATGGAGCTGAAGGCGAAGGAGTCCACGGCCGAGATCGAGGCCGGGGACGGGACGCTGGACATCCACCTGCCCCTCACCCTGGCCGGGTGGAACCTGGTCGAGATGATCACCGGCTACGGGCCGCGCCCGGTCGTGGTCACCTCAGCCGACGGGGGCAAGTTCATCGGCGAGGTCACCGGGGCCGACGAGGCGCGGTACATCCTGACCGTGGAGCTGTCGTGAGCGGCGGAGACTCCTACCTCCCCCGGATTAACCTGAGCGCCCGGTCCGTCGATGCGATCTACGCTGACGCCGGCCTCCCCGTCCGCGAGGTGCAGATCGTCATCCGGGAGGAAGACTGGGACGAGTTCCTCGCCATGGCGCACCTCGGGATGGAGATCCCGGTCAGGGTCGAGGGCGAGGACGACTACATCACGGCGGTCCTCGCCGAGGTGCACGACGGGCACTTCATCACGGTGGTGATCTGAGGTGGAAGGCGAGTGCCCCCGGTGCCGGCAGCCGGGCGAGCCCGACGGGGAGGGCGGCTTCCGCCACGCCGAGTTCGCGGACGCCGTCGCCTGCGAGGCGATGTTCGGGGGCGGCATGCTCCGCTCCCTGTTCGAGGAGGACTGACCAGTGAGGATATTCGGCCGGTCATCCGGCAGCTCGCCCAACAACAGCAGGCAGTACGAGCTTCGCTGCGAGGACGGCGACAGGTACCGCTACGAGCACGGCCGCCAGGACAGGAGATGACCTGATGCCCTACCCGGCACCGCGCCGCAGCCGCGCCGAGCTGACCCTTAGCGCCGCGAACAACGTGATTACCGACCCGGACGACGAGGGCGCGCTGATGGTCCGCTACCTGAGCGTCGAGGGCCTGGAGGCGGTCCGAAACCGCGTCGCCTGGGTGCGGGTGACCCGCTGGAGCCTGGCCATGTGGCTGCGGTGCTTCCCCTTCCCCGACGACCTGAAGGCCGCCGTGGAGCAGGTCGCCGCCTACCTGGACTACGGGAGCTGACATGGGACGCAGGCACGAGGAGGGCGGCGGCTACGGCAGCGAGGACCGCAACCTGCTGCGCGTCGTCGCCGGGTACGAGGATTTCCCGCCCACCGGGAGCGACATCGCCCGGATGATGGGCATCAGCCGGCAGCGCACCACCGCACTGGCCAGCGTCCTGGTGCACGGCGGCCTGCTGTCGTGCGCCCGGGGCATGGCCGGGACCGCGACCTACTCGCTCACCGACGCCGGGCGCAGGGAGCTGGACGCCCACGTCGCCGCGTACCTGCTGGTGAAGGCGGACGACCGGCTGGCCGAGGACATCGCCTACTACACGGAGCGCAACGTCGGCGGCGTCCTGTCGGTCGAGGTCCACGGCCAGGGGTGCTGCTGCCAGCACTGCCCGCACGGAGGGAACTGCCGTGACTGACGAGGACGAGCTGTGCCAGGCGTGCCGCGCGGAGCCGGACTTCTCGATCGTGCCCGACGCGGGCGACGAGATCCTGGCGTGCGCCGCCCACCTGGCGGTGCTGGTCGCTTCGCTGTTCGACCAGCGGCTCGCCTCCGGGGAGCTGAAGGTCTACGACGTCAGGCACCGCTGATGCCGCGCAAGGCGGGCGCCTGCTGGGCCGGCCCGGAGGAGGCCGTCTTCCAGGTGCACGGCACCGAGACGGGCGCGCCGCCCGCGCCGTCGTGCCGGCTTCACGCGGGGGACGCGGCGGAGGCGATGTTCAGGGCGGGCGCGGGGCTGGTGCTGGTCGCCCCGCTGGAGAACGGCCGGAAGCCGCCGAAGCGGGGCTTCCCGGCGCTCGACGAGGTCGTCGAGCAGGTGCGGCGCGCCGGCGCGCACTCGAATGACGCGGACGCGCTTGAGGCGATGGAACGGGAGCTGCACGTCGCAGTGCTTGCCGCCATCGCCGACGGCGCCCCGCAGGCAAGGGAGATGGCGGCAGCGGCCCTGCTGACGCTGAAGTACGGGCACGAGAGGACAAGACGGTGACACTGCTCATATCAAACAAGGCGATCAGGTTCGGGAACCCGGACCCGCTGACGGCGGAAGAGGCTCTCGGCCAGCGGGCGTGGGGATCACTGTGCGGCTGGGGCACCGTGGAAAGCACCTTCCACGACGGGTTCTGCGAGGTGGCCGTCGTCAGGCTGGACGACGGCCTGACCGCCGTCCCGCCGCTGTCCGCTCTGGTGGAAGCGTGACCACGGCAGACGGCCTCGCGGAGGCAGCCCCGGAGGACGTGGTGCCGGTGTCGTTCCGGCTGAGCACCTACTGGAAGCTCGGCAAGGACCGTTACGGGCCCACCCACGTGGACAGCAAGCGGATCTCGCTGCCGGAGGTGCTCGGCCTGCTGTGGCCGCACCTGTCGGAGGAGGAGCTGGCGGTCTCCCAGGACGGCGCGGTGACGACGATCGTCATCGACTGGGCGAAGGTCCCCATGGAGATCCGCGACCCGTTCGCCTACGGCGTGAGGCGGTGAGCGTGCCGGGCATCAGCGGCGTGGTGAACGGGGACGCCGGCGACCCGGAGGCGTACGGGTTCGCGCCCGGCGCGCGGGTGAGGGACGCCGAGACCGGCTTCACCGGCTGCGTGCTCGAACCCGGCGACGAGCACGCGCTGGTGCGCTTCCCGAACATCGGCGACCTGTGGGTGCCGTACGACGAGCTGCTCCCCGGCGACAAGATCATCGGGGAGTACTGAATGACAGGCGAGGAGAAGACGGCGCAGCCGGGGGCGTGGCGCGACCGCGCCGGGTTCCTGTGGCTGGAGTCGTCGCCGGGGAGGGTGTTCTGCTACGACGACCCGGCCAGGCGGCGGATGGGCGAGCGCTGGCCGTCGCAGCCGCAGGCCGAGGCCGAGCGGGAGTTCGGCCCCCTCACGGCGCTGGAGCCGTCCGGGGCGCCGCAGGAGGACCGGGTCGTCTTCCTGTACGGCGGCGGCCACTCGGCCGAGGTGCCTCCGGCTCATCTTGCAGTGGCGGGGCGCGGGCCGGACGAGGACAGCTTCGCGGAGGTGGTGCCGGGCTACGCGATAGCGCTGCTGTCGTACGGCTGGTACGTCGTCGAGGGCGGAGAGGCCCTGGAGGGCGTGTTCGTAGTAGTGCGGCGCACGGGCCGCTGAGTGGTTACATGGCCGCGTGGGCACCAGCGAGGACACGCGGCCGTGCCGCTCGTGCGGTCACGAGCGGCGTCTGCACGATCACTACACGTCATCGACTTACTGCTCCCGGTGCGACTGCGGCCGGTGGCGCGGAGAGCATAGCTGGAATACAGGGTTTATTGCTATTCTCATACAGATCGACACGCCAGAGGGAGACAGGGTGAAGCTCACGACGATCGCGCGGGCCTGGGCCGTGGAGCTGTGGCTCAACGCGCGGTACGAGCCGTGGAAGATCCTCCCGCACCCCTGCCGGCCGTACCGGGCCGCAGGAGACGGGTACCGCTGCGAGAGGTGCGGGTCAAGGTCCGCCCGGGTGCAGCGCAAGGGGCAGGCGCTCCGCGAGCGCCTGCGGAGGGAGCTGGCCTGATGGCCGAGGAAACCGATAACGAGACGAGCCCCGAGGTCCTGGCTGACATCCTCAGCCTCGCGACCGGGGTCATGATCCCCGCCGCCGTGGTCGCCACCTGGACGAGCAACGAGCGCGCCGAGGCGGTCGAGTGGGCGCTCGCCGAGCACCTGCACGCCTCCGGCAACCAGGTGAAGCGGCTGCCGCAGCCGGACCTGGCGAAGCGGACCGTGGAGATCTGCGCGAGCCCCGCCATGGCGCAGCTCGCCGTCGAGAACTGGGTGAAGGCCAAGGAGCAGATCGAGCAGTCCAGGGCGAGCTGCGCCGGGGAGCTTCTCGAAGACACCGGGCCCCTCGTGGCCGCTGCCCAGGCCGCGATCACCGGGCTGCTGGTGCTGCTCAGCGGCAGCCAGCAGGACGAGGGAGAGCGCCCCGGGTGGCAGGACACGGCGATCGGGGCCATGTGGCGTCACCCGGCCGGGCTGCGGGCGGCGGACCTCGCCGCGATGCTCGGCGGCCGGTGCCCGCCGCGCGAGGCACTGCACGCGTGGCTGGAGGAAGGCGAGCGGGAAGGGCTGCTCGCGCGTTCGGGGATGACCGCGTGGAAGCTGGCGTGGACGAAGCGGGGGGAGGCGCACCCCGGGTGAAGGGCAGGGCGACGATGCGCCGGGGACTGACCGCCTGGTTCTCCGGGCTGTTCTTCGAGGTCGCCGGGTGGGCGTCACCGCCCGGCTGGGAGGCGGCGGTCTTCAGCGACGTCTCGGGGGTGCTCGTGCTCTGCGGCGTCATCACGATGGGGGTCGTCGGCCTCTGGAACGGCATGACGCCTGCCGGGGAGGCGGAGACGGAAAACGCCGCCGCGTCCTGCCGGCGGGGACGGTGCGGGCACGGCCGCCCTGCGGGCGATGCCGCCGGGTTCATCACGGCGCTCCAGCGGGCTGTCGAAGCGGGAACGTACAGCGTCAACGGGCAGCGCTACACCGGGCTGCCACAGGTGGTGACGTACCGGGAAGAGGTCTTCTGCGAGGTGCGCGACGGAGTCCGGCTGTTCAGGGGAGCACGGGTGACCAAGCGGCGTATGCTCCCGTCCGGGTCTTCCGCCTTGTCCGCCGTTCCCCGCGTCTCGAAGAATAAGTGCGACGGGTGCGGGAGCCCGCTGGGCGTCGCCTGGTGCCCGCCGTCAACGCCTTATTTCTGCTTCAGGTGCCGACAGCGGGAAATCTTCCGGTAACCGCTCCGGAACCGCTGGCGCTTCTTCCCGTATTCGATAAGAACAAAAAGAAGATCTTCGGAGGATAAAATGACCCTGGCAGCCGTTGAGGACATCGAGGTGCCCGCCGGGCACGGGCTCATGAGCACCCTGGACCGATCAGGGGACGTCCGGCACATGTGGGACAGCGGCAACGAGGACGAGGTGGAGGCGGCGCGTGCGCTGTTCAACCGCCTCACCAGGGACGGCGGCCACATCGCCTACAAGGCGGTCGGCAAGCGCGGCGCGCAGGGCGAGGTGATCCGCGAGTTCGACCCGGCCGCCGAGCGGATCATCCTGGTCAAGCAGCTCGTGGGCGGCTGACGTGCCCGCGTCACTGGCAGCGGTGGCGCAGCAGCTCGCGGCTCCGCCAGCGGGAACGCTGGCGGAGCTTGCTGCTGTCCAGCCGCAGAAGCGCGAGGCGTTCGACGCGGGCGCGTCCGGGTGGGTCACGTGGAACGCCGACTACACCACGGCGCTCTACACCGCCACGACTTCGAACACCGCCTACATCGAGCCGGCCTGGGGCTCGTGGAACATCACCTACACCGTGACCAGCGGCAACACGCTGGTCTACGACGCGAACTCGAATGTCGCGATCCCGTCGGGCGGCTCGCTCACCGTCACCACGCCCCAGGGGTCGTACTGGAACGAGCAGGCGCAGGAGACCGGGGACCAGCGCGCGGCACGCGAGGAGCGCGAGCAGCAGGTGCAGGCGGACTGGCAGCGGCGGTACGAAGAGCAGGAGCGCGAGCGGCAGGCGGTGCGGGACCGCGCCCTGGAGCTGCTGCGGTCGCTGCTCACCGACGGGCAGTGGGCCAGCTACCAGGAGAAAGGCTGGTTCGAGGTCAGGGGGAAGAGCGGCCGGCGCTGGCGCGTCCGCAACCGTGGCCAGTCCGGGAACATCGACCTGATGCCGGAGATCGGCGAGGAGCGCGACGCCACGTACTGCGCTCACCCGCCGGGCGACCTGCCCGACGCCGACGCGCACGCCGCGCAGATGCTGGCGCTGGTCACCGACGACGAGGCGTTCCTGCGGGTCGCCAACCGGTACTGGAGACGTCCTCCGGGCGACGACCCCGGCGCCATCGCGCAGGAGCGCGTTCAAGCGCGCCGCGAGCCCTGGGTACAGGAGGCCGCCTAGTTCGGGCAATTCCCGTTGTTCTTTATCAAGAAAGCCTGTATTGTTGGGCCAGCTAGCACGACCGAGCCCAGGCAGCGCCTGGCAGCCCACGGGAGGGTCAGGCCTCCCGTGGGCACTCACGCAGAAGGCGGCCACCTGATGAACCTGCACCTGACCCCGCAGCCCCGCCCGGCCAGCAGCGACCCCGGCACCGACAAGGCCGCCGGCTGGTGGTGGCGCGCCACCGTGCTCCTCACCGCGCTGTTCCTCGGCCTGCGGCTGGCAGGCATCACCTCCTGGCAGTGGTGGGCGGTGCTCCTGCCGGCGGAAGTCCTTATCGGGGCGCTGCTCCTGGCGCTCCTCATGGTCATCCCGTGGGCGTTCATGAGGTGGGCTTCCGGGCAGCCACGCGCGTTAGACGGGCAGCGAAACTGGCTGCTGCGGACAAACCTCGCACGAGGGGGCATACAGCACCACGTGCGCACAGTAATACACATCAGGACACAACGGAACATGAAAATACGACCTGGAACGGGAAGGAACGACATGGCAGGGGGTAGCCCCGACGCGCCCACCGAGCGCTTCAGGAGGCTCACCAGGGCCCTGGAGGTGCCGGTGTGGCTCCAAGGGCTCGAACACCTCCTCCAGGCCGTCCAGGGGGCCTCCTGCGCCCGCTGCGGGGGGCGCATCGAGAACCTGTCCCAGGGGCACTACGGCAGTGCCTGCCTCGTCACGTGGACCGAGGAGAGGTTCCACTTCTGCTGCCCGGGAGACGCCCCGGGCTGCGAGCTGCAAGCGCCCTGAGACGGGTGCCCGGCACGGCACCCGCCAGGACAACAAAAGGGAACAGAGCGGAACAAGGAAGAAGGCCGCAATGACAATGCACAGCCAGTGGGAAGATATCACCCCGAGCCGGGCGCGCACCGACCTCGTGACCGCCAACTGCGGCCGTCCGGTGAGCGCGTCCCTGGTCGAGAAGTACGCCCGCGACATGGAGAACTCCCGGTGGCACGACTCACCGGAAGGCCCCATCTACGACACTCACAAGATCCTGCGCGACGCCCAGCACAGGTACCTCGCCGTCATCAAGGCATCCCAGGCGCTCCTGGAGAGGGGCGTCATCGAGGCCGAGGACGAGTTCTCGGTCCGGATGTGGGTAACCAGGGACGCGCCCGAGGACGTGTTCCCGTTCCTCAACATCGGCCTCAACCGGACGGCCGCGAACCAGCTCTACATCGCCGGGTACGGCAACAGCGCCACCACCCTCGCCGCGATCTGCCGCCGCGTCGTCATGTGGGAGGCGGGCCACCCCACCGGATACGCTTACCGGCCCACCCGAGCGGAGATCCTCGAAGTCCTGATGCCGGTCGAGGCCTCCCCGGCGCGCACCGCGCGCATCCTGGAGGCGGCCGAGTACGCCCGGACGTGGAAGATGTACGACATCTCCCCCGCCACGGCCGGGTTCCTCTACTGGGTGGTCACCGGCAGGAACCACGACGAGGGCCTCGACTTCATGGAGAAGGTCCGCACGGGCGCGGACATCGGCCAGGCGCACCCCGTGACCCTGCTGCGCAAGCGGCTCGGCGACGACAAGAGGAACGCCCTCAAGCGGGGCAGCCAGGTGAAGTCCGAGATGGTCATCTGGCTGACCATCAGGGCGTGGAACGCCGTGCGGCTGGACGAGAAGATCACCAAGCTCCAGGTGCCTGAGAAGCTCTCCGACAAGACGTTCATCAGGCCCCGCTAGCATCGGACGGGCGTGCCCCCTTCGAGGGGAGGGCGCGCCCAGCGGGGCCTCGCGAACGCCACACCGAGAGGCCCCGCGCCGTTTCCCGGGAACATGACCCAAGGGGAGAGGACTGCCTCATGCAGGCAAGAGGGAACGCGCCGGAGCGTGCCAGCGGCACGGCGCGGTACGGGCTGAGGTGGCGCGCCAGGGACGCGGCACGGCTGGCCCGCTTCCGGCTGGCACGCGCCGGCATCGCGGAGATCATGGGCGTCTACTGGATGGGCGCCGGGCCGCTGCTGTTCGCCGCGTCGTGGGCGAGCGGCCCGCTGGACGCCGGGGCGTACGTGCCAGGACCGGTGATGTTCCTGGCGGGAGCCGCGCTGGTCGCGGCGGCACGGCTGCGGGGGTGGCGCAGGTGAGCCGTACCGCGCCGCGTGCCGCGCAGTGGCGCAAGGAGGCGAAGCCGATCTGGCGCGCACCGGGCCGTACCGCGTGCCTCGGCGAGGACACCAGCCTGTTCTACAAGGGCGAGCAGGAACGTGCCGCAGCGCGCCAGGTACGGGTCAGGAAGGCCAAGGGGCTGTGCCAGGCGTGCCGGTTCCGGGCCGAGTGCCTGGAGGCGGCGATGGAGGAGGAGAAGGACGGCGGCGGCCGGTACGGCATCAGGGGCAGCCTCACCGAGGAGGAGCGCAGGCAGCTCCAGGTAAGCCGCACCCTGAAGGCGAGGAACGAGCGCAAGCGGGCGGAGAGGGCAGCGGAGGAGGCCGCCTGAAAAGCCTTCCTCAATACAAGGTTTATTGATAATCTCTAAAGGGCGGCCCGCGCGGGCCGCCCTTCAGCCGGAAGATCACCCCCGAGCAGGCCCAGGAGATCTTCGACCACCACGACGACCCCGAGGAAGACGAATGACCAAGCGCTGCGACAACGCGAGCGTGGGCGTGCTCGCCGAGCGGAAGGGGCGCTGGCTGTTCGTCTGGCGCAACACCTTCCCGTTCAGCGTCGCCCCCGTGTCGGGCCACGTGTTCGACGAGCACCGCTGCTACGACGAGGCGGCCCGCGCCGAGATGCGCGAGGAGGCCGGGCTCGAAGTGGAGAGCCTGTACCTCACGCCGGCCGGAGGGTGGCGTCCCAACAGGTGCAGGCGCGAGCCCGGGCCGGCGGGCACCGGCCACCTGTGGGAGGTCTACACGGCCACGGTGAGCGGCGAGCTGGCCCCCTCGCAGCGCGAGGTGAAGCAGGCCCGCTGGCTGGGCCACGCCCAGGTGCAGCTCCTGGCGAACCGCACCATGCTGTACGCGCAGAACCGCGTCCCTGAGGACGAGTGGCGGGACTCGCCCGGCATCGAGCCGGTGTGGGTGGGATTCCTGGCCGACCTGGACCTGGTCCGCATGCCCGTGGAGAACCTGGACCTGGTAGCGCGCCACGCGGCCGAGGGAAGGCCGCTGGTCTTATGAGCCTGCGCGATTCCGAGGTCATGGACATCGGCGACCTACGGGAGAATCTCACCGAGATCACCGAGGTGGGCACCTGGGTGCTGAACGGCGGGCGCCTCAGCCCGGACCGCAAGGTGCTGCTGTGCGTGCACGGCCACTACTTCCCGCTGGAGCGCGTGAGCATCACCAGCGCGGAGGGCTCGTTCGTCCTGGTGCTCGGCAGCGACACGTCCCTGGCGTTCTGATGGCCCGCTCGCACTCCGTCTACTTGGTCCTGGACCCGGGGCTGCCGCCTGCCGCCTTCACGGTCAAGCACGAGCTGGAGAGCTTCCTGAACGGGACGCCCGACCCGGACGGCAGGCAGCTCTGGCGCTGCCGCGACGGTCACCCGGAGTTGTACCCGGCTGTTCTCCTGGACCCTGAAGCACTTCAGCCAAAGTAGTTGGCGATTATCAAGAAAGCCTATATTGTTTGTCCTGCAAGGAAACGAGCGCTACAGGAGGACCTGATGGCACACCAGATCGTCTGCAACTCGAAGTGGGGCATGCAGCCTAAGCACACACATCCCAGCGCCGAACTGGTGCGGGCCTGCTACGAGGCCAAGCGGGACGTCCAGGCGGGCATCGCCGTCTGGCCGTGCTCCTGGCTCGCGCAGGAGGGCTTCACCGAGGATGGCGTCCCCGTTATCGTCGAGTGCGGCCTCCCCACGCGGTTCACCGACGACAAGGGCTCCTACGCCTGCATCGGCGGCCACGACCACGTACCAGCCGAAGTGCGCTTCGAGCAGGGCTGGGACTACGCGGAGGACGACGACGAGGCCCGGCGGCTCGCCCAGGCGGGCACCCGGCCCGTCCAGGTGAACGGCGACTCCTGGATCTGGTCATGAACATGGTCAGCCCCGAGGTGATGAAGGCCCACCGTGCCGCCTGGTACGTGTGGGCCGGGGGCGTGAAGATGCGCCGCAAGGCCACGATGCGCGGCTCCCGGGGTTACGACGTCACCTGCTCGTGCGGGGACTTCGAGACGAAGACCGGCGGGGCCACCCGCCAGTACGTCGAAAACGAGCTTTGGTTCCACAGATACCAGGCGCAGGAGGCATCCGCTCCTCCACTATTCCATCGTGACCAGGAGAGACGCCCCGCGCTGCCCGTTGTGCCAGAAGTCCTTTAAAGGCTGGTTTCGTACCGCTTTGCACTTTTACCTCATTCACCACTACAGCTACCAGGTCAAGGGAAAGGAGGGGCTGAGAGAAGATGCCACGGACCGCAGGCCCGTTCGAGAAGAACGGGATCAGGCCCCGCAGCCCGGACGTGTCCCGCGTCGCCAGGACGGAGGGAGCGCGCCAGGTAGTCGCTTACCTGGAGCGCGAGGGCGTCCTGGACGGCATGAGCTGGGAGTCGCTCGGCGTGCCTGACCGCGAGACGTGGGTCAGGGCGATCACCGAAGTCTTCACCACCGCTAACCGCGAGGCAGCCAAGGCCGCGCTCGCCGAGCTGGCCGAGTGGGAAGAGCTGGCCATGATCCTGCCGTGCCGCCGCTGCGGGGCGGACGAGGAAGAGCCGTGCCGCGACCTGCGGACCAACGTCATCACCCACATCAAGCACCCGCACGCCGACCGGATGGAAGACATGGAGGCAGCCTGATGGCATCAGCCATTCCACTGGAATCGTCCCGCTACGACGGGGACGGCACCCTCACCCTGCACTTCGACTGCCCTGGATGCCACCAGGTCAACGAGGTCGCCGGGATAGACCCCGAACGCTACATGACCTGGCGCAGCGGGCGCGGGCCGTCCGTCGGCGGGGCGTTCCCCGAGCTGAGCGCGGCGGACCGCGAGGCGCTCATGACGGGCTACCACGAAAAGTGCTTCGACGATCTGTTCGCCGGGGATGACGAGTGAACCGCGAGGAGTTGACCGAGCGCGACGCGCACCTGCTCGAAGAGACGCGCCAGGTGGTGCTGTCCGCCCCGGCGGACATCCCGCGCAACCCGGTGTGGGGCCAGGACTACGATCCCCTGGCGATCCTCTCCAACCCGCGCTCCTACCCCGAGCACACCGAGATCGCACTGGTAAACGTGCGCATCGCAATGCACCCGGAGGAGCACTGGTCCAAGTGCGCCGACTGCGGGCGCGTCTTCCTCGCCGACGATGAGACCCCGGGCGAGACCGTGTGCTCGCCCGAGTGCTGGAACTTCTACGCCCGCTACATGGCGGCGGAGGTGGGCTGCCCGCTCAGCACCTTCACGATGCTGGACGAGAGCCCGTCGGAGCCAGCGCCCTCCTACGGCGGCGACCGCCCGGAGGAAGGCCGCTACGGGCGCGACCTCTAATGAACACCGCAGCAAACTGACGGGAAGCAGCGAGAGGGCCGTACGGGAGACCGTGCAGCCGCCTTCGGCCCACCGTCCCTGGCACCGGGTGGTTCCGGGCGGACTCCGACAAGGCCGTCACCGCCACCGTCAGGCGCACCCGCAAGGCCTACTTCGGCTGAGACCGCGAGTCCGGCCCCGTCTCCCGGGGCCGGGCTCGCCTGTAAGGAGGACCAGTGAACTACAAGCCGTTCGGCTACCAGGATGAGCCGCTGACGTGCCTGTGGTGCGGCAGGAAGCTCTCGCACCACACGGTCATCGACGAGGACCGGGAGAAGGCCGCCAGGGCGGCTGGCATGGACGCCGACGCGGTGTACCAGCACTCCCTGGTCCGGGCGGAGAAGGCCGGCCCCTACCAGGATGACTCGTTCTGCACTCTCTCCTGCGGTTACCTGTTCGGCCTGCGCCTGGCTGAACTCGGTAGCCGGCTAGAGAGCAAGTAATATCAAGAAAACCTGTATAATGGAGGGACTATGAGCGACCACTACCACTACGCCAGCGAGGTCCAGGGCGCGGCCGACGACAACCACGGCCACAGCCCCCGGGACATCGGGGCCGCCGAGGAGCACGACCTGAACATGCTCGAACGGCGCGTCCTGCGCGCCGAAGCCGGTGTGGCGGAGCTGGAGCGCAGCGCCGGCAGCGAGGTCAACGGGCTGAAGCGCCGGGTCGCAGAGCTGGAGGCGGGCTACCTCGAACTCCAGGGCCAGTTCGCCCAGCTCCAGCGCATGGTTCTCGAAGCTGCCGGCAACAGCACGGCGAGGCTCAACCAGTTCGCCGACCTACTAGAAGGAAGGATCGCCTGATGCCCGGATGGATTCCGCGCTGGCACCCGTTCGTGTGGATCTTCGTGATCGTCATGATCTACATGATCTGGACGGACCCGGCCGAGTGGGGCCAGAAGGCCGCCGGCGTACTCCACCTGATCCCCGAGGCGGCCAGCCGCATCGGGATCTTCATCCAGCACCTGTAGCCCACCATGGCTGCCAACGGGAGGCACCGCCCTCCGTCGCGCACCCTCGGCCGCGTCGCGCTGCCGGGGGTCTTCGCGTTCTTCACCTGGCTGGCGGAGAACACCCCCGCCGGCCTGTGGGGTTTCCTCGGCCTGCTCGGCACGGGGCTGCTGGTCAGCCTCTTCTACCCGCTGATCGTCCTCATGGCGATCGAGGCACCCGGCGGCCTGGTGCCGTGGCAGTGGCGCGCCTGGTGGCGCAAGGGCGAGGCGCGCCGGCCGTCCATCCGGAAGCGGCTGCGGCGCGTCGTGTACGCCGCCGACGGCTACGCCTGCGCCTACTGCCGCAAGAGCCACGACATCCAGCTCGACCACATGCGGCCCTGGTCACTGGGCGGCCGGACGTCGTTCTTCAACTCGATGACCCTCTGCAGCACCTGCAACCGGATCAAGTCGAACTACTGGCGCTTTAGGGACGGGCGGGTCACCTACCGCTCGTCCGACGGCTACCACTACCCGGCGAAGGCCGCCGAGATCCTCGCCTTCGAGATGCGCCACCGCTGGAGCCCCTGGCGGTTCATCCGCGCCGCGATTGCCCTGTAGCGGGGTAACAACTGGGGTGCAGAACGCGCTTTGTGCGGGCGAGAGTGCTCCTGTGCCGCTATGGTCTTCCTTGCCATTGATGGACTAAGGAAGGAACTGCATGAAGCTGAACCGCAGGGGTGCCCTGGGCATCGCGGCAGCGGCGATTGTCCTGGCAGGCGGCGGTGCTGCCTTCGCGGCCACCAGCGCGGACCCGCCCTCCTCCGTCACCGCCGTGACGCAGGTCCAGAACGACGGCGACTCCGGCAACGGCGGCGGCATCTGGGCCATCGACCAGATGCACCGCACCCTGACGGTCGCGGACGCCGCCCCGAACACCGCCCCGTCCGGCTCCGTTGCCTACACGGCCACGGTCGCCGACACCGGCACCTTCACCACCGTTGCCGGGGCGCTTGACCCCAACCAGGTGATCCCCGGGCAGAGGATCGCCCACGCGGTCAGCGGGGACGTGACCTGCTCGGCCTCGTACGCGATCACCGCTCCATCCCCCACCTACGTCCTGAGCAGCCTCGCCAACGCCGGCCTGCCCGCCTCGATCAACGACAACTTCCAGCACGTGTCCATCGGGCCGCTGTCGTTCAGCGGCTGGCCGGCTCAGGCATTCTCCTCCGAGATCCCCGCGACGGACATCAGCCAGACGCACTACAACTGCGTCTACACCACCGCAGCGGGCGAGTCCTGGACTGACTCTGACACCAACGACGACGGCAACCTGGTGCAGGACGGCAACATCACCGGCCTGCTGGCCCCGCCGCCCGTGATCATCCGCCTGTCGCACGGCCAGGGCACCGCCACCGCGCCGACCCGCGAGACCGTCTCCTTCCAGCAGTCCGGCACGGCATCCTGGGACGAGTTCTACATCGTCGGCCCCGGACCGATCAACGGGCACAAGGGCTGGGTCAACGGGAAGGTGGGCCTGAACTTCGGCTACTACGAGGGCCTTGAGGCCAACCACGGCTACACGGTCTACTACACCCCGGTCGAGGGGCAGGGGAGCAACGTCCAGGTCCCGGACGCTCACCCTGGTGACGTGTACTTCGTGAGCTAGCCGCAGCGCCGCCGAGGCCCGGGTCAGCGATGACCCGGGCCTTTCGCGTTGGCTGACCCCTTGTGCCAATACAGCTTTTCTTGATAAGCTCATCGTGCAAGGGAACAAGCGCTGAGGAGGAAGCAATGAGCAGGAGCAGCAAGAAGTTCGCCGCTTACGTGCCGGCCACGTGCCAGGGCGGTGGCGGCACCGAGGTTACTTTCGAGACCTCCAGCGACAAGTACCGCTACGCAGGCCTCGTGCTTCCCCTGAACGGCGGCGGCCAGTGGGACGTCGCCGTCGTTGGCTGGTCGGCTGAGTCAGTTACCTCCCGCAACCGGACGCAGGCCAACAAGCGCCTCGGCGCCTACCGGGGGCAGGCCTGGGCACTCGACCGCTACACCGGCACCTCGATCGCCTGGGAGCACACCGCCCCGGTCGTCCGCGAGTACTTCGGGCACCACCGGGTGGCCGTCACCGCAGTCTTCTTCCCCGGGGAGGGGTGGACCGAGCGCGACTACCACGGCGGCAAGTCGCTGCTGCGCATGCTGAAGGGCGACGGCGTGACCCACGTCCGGTTCACCGGCCGGGGCACCTTCGAGGGCGAGCGCCCCGGAGTTCACGCGGCCGACTTCACCATGGACGAGCTGCTCAAGTCGATGAATGCCAGGAAGAAGTCCTGATGGACTGAAGGGGACACAGGCCAGGTTCCGGGTTATATTGACCCGAGAGGCACAACGCTCCCCAAGTAGTACCTCTGTGGCACAGAGAAGCCGCCCGGTGCCCCCGTCCGGGCGGCTTCTCACGTTCCTAGATCGTTGACCGGGAAATAGATGCAGGTCAATGATCGTAGGCGGTAAGCGAGCGCTTGACGGGCGCGCCGATGGGGCGCCCCTGGTGCCGGACCAGTGTCCCGAGGGGCACCGACATTCAAGAAAGTTGTCTTGGTGCTTGACAACTTTCAGTGCGCGACATAAAGTTGTCTTTATACAAGACAACTTATGGAGGGCACGTGGACACGAACTACCGCTACGACAGCAACGAGGACTACGCCCAGGCCTACGGCTACACCAGTGCGGCCGAGTACGCCGCAGCGCGCGCCGCCCACGACGGCGCAGGGACCGGCCACAACCCGGCGCTTTGCGGCGACCGGTGCCCGTGCAAGGCCCGCCGGGACAACAGCGCCGCCCAGTCGGTCAGCCGTGCAGCCTGAGCAGCAGCCCGCGACGGCCGCCCGGACCCGCTACCAGGGCCGGGCGGCCGTCGCCGTGATACTCGGCGCTACCCCCGACCTGCTCGCGCACTGGATGCGCCGCCACCCGGAAGGCATGCCCGAGCCTGACGCAGAAGAGGAGAGGCCCGGCGGCGACCTCGTCCCGCTCTGGCTGCCCGGGCGCGACGCCGAATGGCACGCGTGGCGCGCATCGTTCCCCGGCCGCACAGGACGGCCACGCAAGGGAGACACTTCAGCCGACTGATGCCAGGCTCAATGACCTGCCCGGATTTCCCGGTCAACGATCTAGAGCGCGATCAGCGGCGCAAGCTCGGCCAGCTCGCCAGCGCCCGCCGCAGCCTCCCCGGCCCCGGCAGCCTCGCCGCCGCCGCTCATGCCCTTCATCAGCGACCGCGCGCCCTGCCACTCCAGGGCCTTGCCCGCCGGGCCCGCGCCGCCCGAGGAACTTCCGGAAGAGCCGCTGTCGGTCATCGGGCCGTTGCCCATCACGGAGTCGGTCAGGTCAGCGCGGCGCAGGTAGCGCGAGACCACCTTGCGGCCCAGGCGCTCGCACTCGGAGGCAGGCAGCCCCGGGTTCGCCTCGGCGATCATCGCGGTCACCCGCAGCACCCGGGCGTGCACCGGGTCGCGGCTGGCCGTCGAGGACACCCCCGGCCGGCTGGTCGGCTGGCCGACGGGAGCGACCCCGCCGCCGCCCTGCGTCCCCGCCGGGATGCTCGGGGTGAGGCCCCCGCTCCCCGACGACGGCAGGCCCATGTCCACCGACCCGTCCCCCGTGCCGACGTCCGGCGGCATGTACGGCGACATCATCATCGACTCGGGGTTCGCGTCCGCCCGCCGGCGCAGCGAGCCGGCCGCCTGCGTCACCGCGCCGGGCGTGTCCGCCCGCACCTGGGTCACCTGCGGGCTGGGGCCGCCCGGAGCGCCCATCGGCACCTCGGAGTAGCCGCCCCTGAAGTCCGGCCCCTCGTCGTGCTCGTCAGGCTTCTCCGGCCCCTGGCCGTAGCCGCCGCCGTTCAGCAGCGGCTCCAGCGAGATCACCGGGTCCGTGCCCTCAGTGAGGGCCTCGCGGTACAGCTCGTAGCGCCTGCGCGCCGTGGCAGCCAGGTCGTCGTACTCGATCCCGTTGCGGGCCGCTATCGCCTCAAACTGCTGGCTCATGAGGGACGAGCGGTGCGCGAACTCCTCGGGGGTCCGCGCGGCGAGCAGGAAAGGGAAGACCTGCTCCATCTCCGCGTCCGCCCTGGCGATAGCCGCCTCCCGGGCGAATGAGTCGTGGTCCTCGCTGGCAATCACCCAAAGGTCGTCCGTCATTCCCAGTCCTCCACGTTCCACGGGTTGTGAGCCAGCTCGGCAGGATCGTGATCATGAGCGAAGTCGTAGTCCTCGTGCAGGACCTGGTGCCATCCTCGCGGGTCAGGATGCCCCTGGGCCGGAAGCATGTGATCGTGCTCCAGGTGGTCTACCAGCCCTTCGCGGCTCATCATCGACACCTTCGCAAGACTAGCCCGCACCGTGCGCCGGAATGCCGCCAGGCGGTCGTTGCCGTGCGGGTCGCCCCGGTAGGCGTCGCGGTTGGTGTAGCCGCCCCGGTCAGCCGAGTTAGGCGCCGCCGGCGCAAGCGTGACGTTCTCGGGGTGCACCCCGGAGAACGTCTGCACCATCGGGCCGTCCGGCTGCGGCTGCCGCTGCGGCTGGCCCATCACGTCGTCCGGCACCACCGGGCCGCCCGGGAGCGGCGGAGCCCCCTGGTACGGCGGGGCACCGCCCGGCACGGCCGCCTGCGACAGGCCGCCCATCGGCGGCGGCGAGCCCGGACCGTTCAGCGGGGTGGAACCCATCGGGTCGGGCGACGTGCCCGGCCCGTCGGTGATCAGGTCGGTGGACACCCCGCCCTCGGCCTGGAGGTAGGTGCTCCTGGGCGCCCGGCCGCGCGCTGCCTCGTGCCTGCGGGTGAAGTCCTGGTGCAGCATCATCCGGCGGCTCAGCTCCGGATGGGTGCCGGAGCGCGCCATGTGCTCGGTGAACCAGCGCTGCTGCACCCCGGGGTGGTCGGTTATCCCCGCGTACAGGCCGGCCTCGAACCGCGCCGAGCCCTTCCCCGCCAGCCGCTGGCCCGGATGCCACTTACGGGCGAAAAGGTAGCCCTTGCGGAAGTCGGGGTCGTCCATCAGCGAGTCGGGGGCGAACGCGGCCGACACCCGGCGCAGCGACGAGGTCTTCCAGGTGGCGCCCGAGCGTCCCCCGGTGCCCTCGCCTTCGAGCTTCTCGTCGCCGGGAGCGCCGCTGACGTTCCGGCCGCCCGTGACGTCGTGCTGGCGCTCCAGGTTGTCCCGGGCGTCCTCCCAGGCATCCTGAGCCGAGGCGGCGCGCCGCGACGCGCGGGCCACCTGGAAGTGCTCCCTGGCCTCGTTCGAGTTCTTGAGCTGCCCGGAGTCCCCGCCCATCGAGAAGGGGACGTCCTGCGGCCCGGAGGGGCTCTGCGCGGCCCCGTAGCCCTGGGCGTAGCCCTTGACGTACGGCGAGACCGCCGAGCTGTTGTCGGCGAACAGGGGGCGCTCCCCGGCGGTCCTGTCGGCCTGCCCGGCGCTCACCCCCGCCTGGAAGTCAGGCGACTTCTCCGACATGTTCTGCGACCACGGGTCAGGCGTGGTCGCCGGGCTGCTGAACGGCTCGGCGAAGTCGTCGGTGGTCCGGTGCGGCTGCGTCCAGGTGTCCGCCTCCCGGCGCAGCGACGCGGTGGTCTGGCCGCCGTCGTCGGCGCGGTACAGGGAGTTGCTCTGCCCGTGCATGGCGCGGCCCTGGGAGTAGGCCGCCAGGTAGTGGGAGTGCAGGTCGGGACGCCCGGTCTTCTCGCCGTACTCCTGCTTCGTCAGCGGTGCGCGGCCGACCAGACCGTGGATCAGCCCGGCGGTCTGGTTCCAGCCCTCCAGGTAGCGGCGGTGCTTCTGCTTCGACGCGCCGAAGGAGTCCTTGTGCTCGGGCTGCTGGTTGTTCATCGCGTCGGCGCGGCCGAGCATGTCCGCGCCGGTCGAGGACACCTGGGCGTAGGCGGTGCGGCGCAGCATCGCCTTGTTGCGCCACCCGAAGATCGGGTCGTACTCCGTCTCGGACTCCGGCGGACGGCCGCCCCGCGACGGGTTGGTGAACCCCTCGCCGTAGGGGTCGTAGTGGGTGCCCTCGCCGGACAGGCCCGACTCGGTGCCCGGGTCGATGCCCCGGGCGAACGATGGAGCGGCAGGCCGCGACGGGCGCGGCGCGGGAGCCTGGCGGGGAGCCGGGCGCGACGGCCGGTCCGGGCGGGCGAACTCCGAGGTGGCCAGCGGCCCTTCGAGCTGGACGCGGCGGGCGAACCTGTCCGGGTTGAAGGTGCGGTTCCCGTTGTAGTTGAAGGCCGACCCGGCGTGCATCGCGCCGGCGATCGTCGGCACGACGTGGTTGTGGAAGTCCTCGTCGGAGATCGCCCCGGAGTACCGCGTCCCGCGCAGCATGTCCGCAACGGCGTCGTGGTGGCCCTGGGTGTACCCGGGATGGCGGCCCCGGCTCCGCCAGGAGTAGGAGCCCGGGTCGGTGGCCGCGCCGATGAACTTGTCCCGGTCGAACGGGCCGAGGCCGTTCGAGCCGGTGCCCGGCATCTGGCGGCCGAACGACTCGGCGACCGGCCCGCGCAGGTGCTCGGGCAGCGTGGAGATCGTCGCGGCCAGGTCCTCGTAGTGCTTGCGCGACCAGGCGACCGCCGTCACCTGGAAGGCCCCGGTGCGCGGCTGCGGGCCGTCCGGCCCGGTGGACCACTGCTGGCTGAACGTGGACTGCGGCGAGTTGTCGCCGACGGGGAACGCCACCCCGACGGGCAGCTCGTCGCCCTCAGGGTCAGGGTTGTTGCTGGGGTCAGTGTGCTGCTGGATCTGCGGGAGCCCCGAGGCCGCCTGGGAGCGCATCGGGCGGCCGTCGGTGGACCACCAGTCGTGGTCGGTGTCGCCCTCGGGCGTCGAGTCGTCGTCCCCGTCGCGGTCAGGGTCGGAGGCGAGCGCCCACATCAGGCCCTCGCGCACCCGGGGGTATGCGGGCTGCGCCATCTACTTGCCCTTCCTGCCCTTGGACTTGGACTCGACGCCCACCGGGGCGACGCCGTACTCCTTGGCCATCTCGTCGATGTACTTCACGACCTTGCCCTTGGGCTCGTTCGTCCGGCCGATGTCGTGCTTGGCGTTCTCCACGTCGGCCGGCCCGTTGACCGGGAACTTGTCCTTGGTCCCGGGCAGGTGGTGCTTGGCGGTGCCGCGCTCCTTCTCGGTGACCCCGCCGGCCGCCAGGCCCTTCGCGGCGGTGCGCGGCCCTCTCGGGTGCTTGGCGCACGCGCAGTCCCGGTCGGTGCAGTTCCCGCAGTCGCCGCCCTTGCAGGCGGTGCAGTGGATCTCGGCGAGCACCGGCCGCACGACGGCCATGAAGCCGTGCAGGACGGCGGTGTCGTCCATGGTGCGGTCGCTCTGCCCCCACGCGGAGGCGAAGCGGTTGTGGGCGTCGCCCAGCTCGGCGGCCGAGTGGCTCGCGGTGATGGCGCGCAGCCCCTCGCGGACGCCGACCGCCTCGCACTGGGCGGCGCGCCGGGCGGCGTCCAGGTCCATCAGGTAGCCGACGGCCACCGAGGAGGTGACGGCGATCCCGCCGCAGGACTCGTCGGGCCAGTGGCCGCTGCCGCACCGCTCGTGGAACGGGTGCATGACGTCAGGCTGCATCGCCCAGCGGTAGCCGAACGGGTCGGGCAGCGAGTAGCCGTCGATCACGGCGGCGACCGCCTGGCGGTGCTCAGCGCCCGCGTCCTGCTGCGTCCCGGCGACGGGGTTAGGGTGGCTCGACCCCGTCGAGTCGGTGGCGACGGGCGCGACGGGGATCTGGCCGGGCGGCCCCAGCGGCACCTCGGCGTAGGAGTCGGCGGTGTCGAAGCTGGTGGTGTGCGCGTCGGGCCGCTCGGGTCCCGCGCCGTACCCGGAGCCGCCCTGGTCCTGCTGCATCACCTGCTGGACCAGCGGGGCCTGCTGGCTGGAGATCTGCGAGTCGTGGTTGAAGCCCTCGATCGGCGCGTTGAGCGGGTCCTGGTCCGGCGCGAACGTCGGGAACACCTGCGTGGGGTAGGGCGTCTGCTGCGGCTGGTTGTTCGGGTCGATGAGCTGGTCGATCTGCGGGAGGCCCGAGGCCCCCTGGGCGTGCAGGTAGGCGACCACCTGGAGGAACTCGTTCTTGGCCGCGCCCATCTTCAGCCCGTACCCGGACGCCAGGGTGCGCGCCCGGCCGTCAGCCTGGGCGGCCAGCTCGGAGGCGTCGGCGCGCACGGCCGGGTCGAGCCCCCGGTACCAGACCGACGCCTCGGCGATCATCGCGGTGCGGTAGTCGCCGGACGGCTCGTACTCGGCAAGCCAGTCGGTGGCCGCCGTGTGGTGCTCGTGGAGCGGGGCCGGCGTGAGCCGCTGCGCGGCGATCCGCGCGCCGAGGTCGGTGGCGCGGTCCTCGTCGGCGAGTGCCGCCTGCCGCCGGTCGAACAGGTCGAGGGCCGCCACCGCCTGAGCGGCCTCCTGGCCCGTGGACGCCTGGCGGATCATCCGCACCAGGTCGCTGCGGTTGGTCATCAGCCCTCCCGTGGGTTCCTGTACCTTCTGCGGCCAGGTCACGGGACAGGGTTGTCCGAAGGTAACGGGAAGGTCGCACAGTAGATCACGGGAAGGTAACAGCGACCGCCTGCCTGCGAGGAAGGCGCGCTCCTTCTCGTCGAAGGCCAGCAGGTAAAGACGCAGCCGGGCGAACAGCATCACGGTCCGGTCACGGCGCTTCCAGGGGCGGTGGCCGCTCAAGCCGGCACCTGCCGTCCGCCACGTCCATGATCACGGAAAGGTCACAGGTTCTCAGGGGAGGCATCCGGCCCGCGTCCAGGAAGTCCAGCCACATGCCCGCCACCTCCGAGGCGGCCAGGCCGTTCTTCACCCGCTCGGCGGACCACCCGGGCATCCGGCCGTACCACTGGCGGCGTCCGGTGTCCGGCTTCCGGACGGGCTCCAGGCCGCGCCCGACGGCAAGGGCGACCAGCGCCCGGAGCTGCGAGCGGCTGAGCACCACCCGGGACCCGGCGGTGAGGATGTCACGGGCGGCCGTCAGCGGGTCGCTGTCGGTGCCCCGGCGGGCCGCCGCATCGGCCGACGCGCACCCCTGGTGGAGCTTCCTGCCGTAGAAGTACAGGTACTCCTCGCCCAGGGTGAACTCCGTCCCGCACCCGTCACACGTGATCCCGGTTTCCCGGGCCGTCGCTGTCGCCACGAAAGCCTCCCGTGACTTCCGTGGCAAGCTCACCGGGTTCCTCGGGGAGGGGCACGCGGAACGAGCGGAGGATCATCTCCGCCAGCTCGGCGCGCACCGCGTGGCGGGCCTGGACCATGAACTCCAGGGCCTCGCCGTGCACCCGCCGGCCGGCGGCGAGCACCGGCCCGTCGAGGGCCTCGATGACGCGGTTCAGGTACTCCAGGCTCAGCACCAGGCCCCACAGCGCGGGCGCGGCCTTCGGCCAGTCCTTCGCGTCCGGCCCCTCGTGGAACGAGGGCTCCTCCTGCGGCTCGGTCACGCGGGCTGGCCCTGCGGCAGGGCCAGGCTCAGCGCCTCCGCCGTCGCCTTCTCCCACGCCTCGCGCTCGGCGCTGCTGCGCAGGTGCAGGAGGTAGCTCGGGTGGGGCACCGCCACCAGGCGGCGGCCGTCCAGTTCGTGCCACCTGAACCGCGCGTCCTCGAACGGGCCGAGGTCACCGCCGGTCAGGCCGCTCCACGCGACCGCGCCGGCCGCGACGACGACCACCGGGTCGATCAGGGCGACCTCGGCGGCGAGCCGCCTGCGCGACGCCTGGACCTCGAACGGGTAAGGGGTGCGGTTGGCGGGGGGCCGCCACGGCAGCACGTTGGTGACGTAGCAGTAGTCCCACGGGATGCCCGCGACGGCGAGCTGCGACTGGAGCACCTTTCCCGCCGGGCCGACGAACGGGCGGCCGGCCAGGTCCTCCTTCTCGCCGGGGGCCTCGCCGACGACCACGACGGGAGCGTCGGGCATCCCGTGACCGGGAACCATCCGCCGGCCCTCGGCGATTCTCCTGAGCTGGCGCTGCGCGGCGTACTCCTCGTAGAGGGCCGCCATGCGCGCCTCGCGCCCTGCCTGGTCCACGTGTCCTCCTCCGGAAACGGCAGACCGGACGGCCCGGTATGGCACGGGACGCCCGGTCTGCGGCGCACGGCCATCGGTCCGGCCCTGCGTGCAAGGAACAAGCAGCTTCTTACGGAAGCGCCTGACTGATCTCAAGGGTAATACAGCTTTTCTTGCTAGACAACCCCGTTAGCGGGGTCCGGATGATCTTCTTCCCGGCCCCGGCTGTCCACCACGACGTGCCCGTCCACGTCCAGCACCAGCCACCTGCCCGGGTCGGCGTACTCCTCGCCCAGCAGCGTCCAGTCGGCCGGCCGCGCGGCGGTCCGCCACAGCTCCCAGCCGGAGACGCGGGAGCACGTCACCTGGAGCCCGTAGGGCAGGCTGAAGATCGAGGTGCGGCTGATGTCCGGGGTGGTGACGTGCAGGTCGTGGTAGGAGGGCACCTAGCTTGCCGCCTCCGCGTCGCCGTAACAGCGGGCCATGTCCAGCGCGATCCTCAGCGTGAGGGTGTCGAGCGGCCCGGCCTCCCGCCAGGTCACGCCGCAGTACCCCTGGCAGACGCCGGCTCCGTCCTCGCCGAATACCGTGACCGCGCAGGCCTCGCTGGATGCCGGGAGCGGCCCGGCCGCCATGCACGTCAGGTGCATCTTGCCGCCCAGCAGCCTGATCGCCACGATCGGGACGCGGACGCCGGACGCCATGACGTACCCGGATCACCCGGCCGTCCCGGTGGCGCGAGCCTCGTCCTTCCAGGCGATGCCCGCCTGCCCCGACCACTGCATCACCGTGTGGACGAACCGCCTCGCCGCCTCGTCCCAGCGGGACTCGTCGCCCTCCACCGCCAGGCGGCCGTCGCGCTCGAACATCGCCAGCAGCAGCGTCCCGTCGGCCGCCTTCACCTCGAAGCGCCACGGCGGGGGCGCGGCCGGCACGGTGAACGTCTCGGGCAGCGGAACCCCCGCCGCGACGGACGACGGCATCCGGCGGGCGGGCGGCGTCAGCCGCATCCGCATCGGCTGCTCGGGATGCTGCGAGACCATAAGACCACCCCTGGGATCTGGTTGAACGGAGCGAACGGATCGGGATCACGGGCCATCGCCTGCCACCCTGGGTTCGCCTGCTCCCAGAGCTGGCGGCGGCGGATCGCCTCGTGCGTACGGGGACAGTGCGGCCCCGGGTGCAGCTCCGGGAGAGCGCAGAAGTAGTCCACCAGGCCGTCGGGGGTCTGCGGTTCCCGGCACGACCGCTGCGGGTGCTCCGCGAACTTCACCTCGGGCAGCTCGTCGTCAGCCATGCGTTCCCTCCCCGACTACCCGGGCGAAGTGCTCGGGCCGGATGTCGTCCGCGTCGATGTCGTAGTAGTGCTCTGGCTCGCCGTCGCGCCCAGGCCACTGGTGAACGATACTGCGCGGTACCCGCAGGTGCAGCGCCGCCTCCCCGTAGTCCGCTCCGGTCGCACCGTTAACGCCGGGCGGCAGGTTGGTGCCGTACACGCGGTTGTACTCGTCGAACGGCTCGAAGCGCTTCTGTTCCCAGATCTCGCGGGCAGACTCCGGGCTGGTGTGATGGTAAACGTCCACCAGGTCATCGGCGACTGCCTCGCGCTGCATCTCCTCGCGCTGGGTGACCTCGCGCGCTACCCGGAGGGGGTGAACGGACTGGTGGCTGTAGGGCGCCCAGGGAAGCTGCTCGTCCTGCCCCCACTCCCCGGTGGGCTGCACCTCGTACACGTAGTGTGGTCCCGGCTCGTCGTGCACCCACCGTCCGTTCTCCTTGTCGTACCAGGTGGAGTGGCGCGAGGCGGCACCCTTAGCCGCTCCCTCTGCGTGCCCGTAGTTCTCAGTGAAGTAGACGTGCCGAGGGTCGCTGCCAGCATTCACCCGCTGCCGACGGGGGATGATCAGTTCTCCAGGGCTCAGCTTGGAATCGGTACCGTGGAAAAACCGTGGCTCCGATGCTGCCTCGCGCTGCATGCCTCCGGTCAGCGGGAAACTTACCGCCTCGTCCCCGCGCTTGACATGCACCCGGTCAAAGCGCACCATCACCGCCGGGTGCGGCGCGGGCAGCGAGTCTCCCTCCTCCATGTACGAGAGGGTGACGTGCGGGCGCCAGTCCTTGTGCTCGCTGGCCGACAGGTCCTCCAGCGCCCGGCGCAGCAGGCCGACGCTGCCGATGTAGGCGGGCACGAACGCGACCACCTTGCCGTCGCTGGACTTGCTCGGCGGGAAGACGTCGATGCCCCGCAGCACACCGTCCATCGGCGCGAGCCTCGCGGCGGCTGCCTTCGTACGGCGGCAGGCCTCCTCGAACGCCTCGTCGCTGACGTTCTTGCCGAGGTACACCAGGGTGACGTGGTGATCATCCACCCCGCCGGGCACCGGCCGCACGGTACCCGGCGGGAGATCGAGGTAGATCATCCCCGAGCGGCCGGTCAGGCCGTCGTAGCCGCTGACTGCCTCCCTGTGGTGGAACCAGTCGTCCGCGTCATCGTCCTCATCATCATTCTCGTGCCAGGTCACCTCAACCGGGTGCCTGGTCCGAACCGCCTTCTCGTCGTGCGGGTCGGGCTCGACCGGCCCGTGGGGGCTCACCTCGTACAGGTGCTGCTCCGGGTAGCCCTGCTCCCACAGGTTGTACCTGTACGTTTCGGCGTGGTCCCGGTCGTCAGTCATGTAGACGTGCTCGCCTGACGACTGGCCCGGGAAGTTCACTTGTCCTGCCCCCTGCGGCGTGAGCATGTGACCGCGAGGGAAGCGCGCGTAGCTGACGTGATAGTAGGTGGGCTCTTCCGGCTCCGCCGCCGCCTCACGCTCCATACGGTTCGGCCCGGACAGGGGGAAGCTGGTCACCTCGCCGTTCCGCTCGACGTGCAGGTGGGTGAACCGGACCGGCACCTCCG